ATGTTTCAATATGTAAAAGAAAATTATTTAAAAGATAAATTAGATGCAAAAACTATATTAGAAAATATAGGTATTGCCGAACCAGATGAACCAACAATGGATGAAGAAGTTATACCATCTATGTTTGATCCGCTTGATGACCCAACTGAATACGCAGATAATGTAAATGAAGATTATGATAATGAAATGGATGAACAAGAAGGCTTTTAATATATATTAATGAAAAAAAATTATATTAATATATAAAATGTTAGAAGATTTTAATAAATTAATTTTAGTATTATTTGTATATATAATTTTATATAGTATTATTGTTTATTTTAAACCAGAACTTGTTTTTAATAATTTAAGGGGGTGTTTAAGACCATTTGGAGTTGGATATAAAAATACTACTATATTGCCTTTATGGCTAATAAGTATTATACTTGCTATTTTATCTTATTTTATTGTTTTATATATAATTCATCTTAAATATAATTCTATATTTATAAAAGTTTAAATAGCGTCACATTTTGTATTAAGCACAGAGTTAGTACTTATTAATACAGATATTAATCCTAATAATATGTACCATACTGCATAACCAACATCATTTTTAAATTTAAGTAAAGATAAGATGTCGTATTCTGTTTTTTGCATTGTAATATTTACAACTTTAGATTTTCCATCAATAATTTTAATTTCTGAAAACTTATTAATTTTTTTCTGTTCTTCACTAATATCACCACCATCTAATCTAAAAATATTTGGTGCTATTTTATGTAATTTTTCTGTATAAAAATCATGTAATTCTCTACTATTTTTATATAATATATCAATTTCATTTAAGAGTTTTTTAGGATCTGTTACTATTTTAGTTAATAAAACTTTATATTCTTCATCTTTCTTTTGTTCTGTTTCAGGTAATGGTGTATTAATTGCAGTTTTAATAGTTTCTCCATACATAAAATTATATGCAATTGACATTCCAATAGTGTTTGAAAATATTCTTAAACATCCAGGAAAAACAGCAAGAAGTAAATTACCAAGTCCTAAAATAAAAAACCATGGTATAACCGTATGCATGATAACAATAGTCGCTTTACTAATGTCACTAGAATTTTTACAAAGATTTGTATTATTTATATCAGCAATATTTAATGCTAATTGCATAAAAAAAGTAATACCAAAAAATATATAAAAACTATTTTTATCAAAATCTTTATATCTAGTACTAAACAATAATGATATTAAATAAAAAGTACATATACAAAAATATGCTATCAAATGAATAGTACCTATATTTTGTAAACTATCGTCCATATATGGAATATAATTTTATATTTTTTTTATTAAAAAATATATAATGTACCCTCATTTAGTAGAAAAAAACATTTTATACGTGATGAAGGATCAATTATCACAGTGTAATCAACAAAAATTTTATAGAAATAGTATTATATTTAATGGTGTATTATTTATATTATTAACATCAGTAATAACTATTATTTTATATATTAAATATAAAGGAAAACAAGATACAAAAAAACTGTTAGAAAATGAAAATAAAAAAAAGAATTATATATTATCTAAATTACAATTTTATCAAAAAATGAAAACAAAGGAATATACTAATATGCCAATTTAATTTTAGTATTTAATTATAATGAAGAGCAGAAGTGAAAAAGTAAATGAAATATTAAAACAAAAACAAACATTAGAAAGTAAATTTAAAAAAAGTATTAAATCAATAAAACCAGAACAAAAAAATGAAGAATTACAAAAATTTAGTGCTAAAGTAGATGAATTTACTTCTAAATATGAATTGTTAAAGGGAACATTTTTAAGAGATTTGGATTTTATTAAAATGATTAATACTAAATTATTAGAAAAATATAAGGAGTTTAATACTTATAAATTAGAAGTATTATATGATTTTGAAGAAATGAAACAAGAATCATACGATTCTTATGAAAAAGAAATAACCGAATTAAAACAACAAAGGGACAAAATTATTTTAAAAAATAAAAAAGAATTGAATGAAGAAAATAGTGTAAGAGATAAATTAAAAGCAGAAATTAAAGAAAGAATAGATGAATATCCCGATTCTTCTAAAGAAGAACAAAAACAACTTTATAAAGAAATACTTGAACGAAAGAAAGAAATATTTGAAATAAAGGTTAAATATATTGACATTATACCAGTACAAGATAATACAAAAATGTTATCTACTATTTACATTGATTATAATCCAATTAGAGATATAAATATTAATTCATTAGAACTAAAAGTAGGAGAGACTGTATCATTAACTGAAATGGGTTCTTCTGAATTAGAAGTTTTAGAGTAAATTATAAATAACTTACCTAATTAAATATCTATATATTATAATGTTTAAATATATAGATATTAGAATTTTTTTAATTAGTCTGTCAATAGGGTTATTTTATATTTATATTGCAGAAGACTACAAAAAGGTAATTGTAATGTATCCTACGCCAGATAATGTTAAAACAACCCAATATAAAGATAAATCAGGAAACTGTTTTTCATATAATCTAAAAGAAATGAAATGTCCTTTAGACAACAATTTAATTCATAATATTAAAATACAAAACTAATATATAATGATAAAAATAAAAAAATTTATAGGTACACGCACTGGTGTAATAATATGCTCTGTGTTACTTGGTCTTGGATTATCTTGTATTTTTAAAATGAGCTGCGACTCGAGCAATTGTATTGTTCTAAAAGCACCTGATATGTCTGATAAAAAGATAATTAAATATAATAATAAATGTTATGAAACTAGTGAAAATATTGAAACATGTGATAAAAATAAAAAATTAATTAATGTGTAAAAATTAAGTATTTTGAATACTTTTATAATAATATGGATCAAAATACTACAAATATTAATGAATTACCTATAGACCCAAATCCTCCTGAAAATAGGGAAATGCCTTTAGATATACCAAGATCTATTGACAGATCATTGCCACCAGATGAACCAGAACGAAAAGTACAATTTAAAGAAAATACAATTATAAATAATATACCTAGAACAACATTATATGAAATAGATGATACCCATAAAATTATTGTTTTAGCAACTATCCTTTTTTTATTTTTTAGTGATAACAAAGTTAGAAATTATGTTATGACCATTTTAGTTGTTATATTTGGAGATATGCTAAAAACACAGGCCGGTGGAATTTCTAAGATTGGTTTGGTTGCATATTCTGTAGTATATGGTCTCTCCCTTTTTGTATTAGTTAATTTAATAGAAATAGTTATTGATAAATATTTATAATATATATATGAGTAATAGTAATAATGAACTTACCCTTGAAGAATTAAAAAAAAAAATTAAAGAATTAAAAAAGTCTAAACAATTAGCTGAAGTTAGTTTAAATGCTACATCTACTTTAACTAGACGAAAAAAAGGTAAAAATGCTGCGGAATTATTTAGTGGTGCTACAGTGCCTGGAGGTAGAGTAACTGATCCAAATGATCCAAGATTAACAAAAAAAAATATAGGAGCTAGATTAAGAGAAAAAAGTAAAAATGAAAAAGCTTTAGTAGAATTATTAGAAGATGCAAATAATCAAAGCGGAATTGATCAAAGAGCATTTAATCCAAGACAATTAGCAACAAAAGGAAATTTAGATGGATTACAAGAAATGCCTTCATCATTAAGTAATATAGAATCTTTAATAGCTAGATTGAATGAACAATCTGATGAACTTAGAGAAAAACTAAATGCCTTAATACCGCCTATAGAAGAAACACATGCTATTGTAAAAGTAACTGAAAATAAATTAGATAATATAGGAGCAACAGTTGGAAATAAATTAGATAAATTAAGTGGACTAGTAAAACAAATTCGTAATAGAGAAGGGTCAGGAGGACAAAATATAATTATATATTTAGTTTCAAGTTATTATGCAATATTATTTGCCATAATACGGTTATCTTTAGAATTAACTTGGCTAATGGCACGAAGTGGTTCGCAATGGGGAAATACTTTACTATTTTATGGATTCGGAATTCCTCATTTATTAACTGGGGCTATGTCTTATATATTATTTTGGTTAATAGTTCAAGGAGGAGTATTAGCTATTATTCCAGTTCCACAATTAAATTTTATATATAATGTAATATTTAATGAAGATATGCTTTTATCTATATTAACTTTACAATTTGGCGTAGTTATTCGTCACATGATGTCTGGAGTATGGCGAGCTAGAGCATTAGTTGAACCAGGAAATAGAATAACTAGAAGTTTTTTTGTAGGATTATTGGGTATAGATCAAGCAGAATCAGTATCCGAATATTTAATAGGATTAGTTAGGGGTCCTGCAGAATATGTATCAGAAAGTGTAATAGGTCGTATAGTATCAGGCGTAAGTGCATATTTACCTGATGTTACAGGTGGTGTAAGTGGAGCAGCATCAACGGTTGCCACTGGTGTAAGCGGGGTAGCATCAACGGTTGCCACTGGTGTAAGCGGAGCAGCATCAACTGTTGTAACTGGTGTAAGCGGGGTAGCTGGCAGAGCAGCTTCATATTTACCTAGTGCATCAAATGTTGCCAGCGGTGTAAGTGGAGTAGCTGGCAGGGCTGCATCATATTTACCTAGTGCATCAACTGTTGCCACTGGTGTAAGTGATGTAGCTGGTAAGGCAACTTCATATTTACCTAGTGCAGATAAATTAAAATTTTGGGGAGGTAGTGGTCAACTAATATTAAAAAATGCTCCAACAACATTAGAATATAATAAATTATATCCTGTATCTAATACAAATGTGGACATTACTATTTTTGATAAGCAATTAAATGATATAAGCTTTTTAACTAAATCAGAACGATTAGAATTTAATAATTCAAAATTAGGTAAAAATTTAAATGCATTAAAAAAAAGATTAGACAAACTTTTAGTTAAACAATTAGATATTGCTGTTCAACAAAAAGAATTAAGAGTATCTATGTTATTAATTATTATGGACAAATTAATAAATATAATACATTTAAATATTCCTACATTTAAAAAAGCATTTTTTGGTTCTATAAAAACATATAAATTAATGTTAAAACATGATATTGAACTTATAGATGCAAAATTATTATTTCCTGAATTATTAAAAACTCCTAATATACCTGCAAATATTAGTCCACTATTAATCCATTATGATAATAAGGCTCTAAGACATAGTAAGACTCTAAAACATAATAAATCTCATTCATTAAATCCATTACACATAAATAGATTTTTAAAATCTAAAAAAAGTTTAAAAAAGAAAAAATAATATAAAAATAGAATTATTAATATAATATGAGTAATAACCCTTATATTTTATTATATGGTGCAAATGGCTGGATTGGTAATCAAGTATATAACCTGCTAGTTAATATGGGAATAAAAGTAGACAAATCTACTTGTAGAGCAGATAATTATAAAATGGTAGAAAATGAAATTAATTTAAAAAATGGGTTAACCCATGTAATGTCATTTATTGGAAGAACACATGGCATTTATGACGGAGATGTTATAACAACTATTGATTATTTAGAAAAACCAGGAAAGTTGGTTGAAAATATAAATGATAATTTGTATTCACCTCTTGTATTAGCATGTATTTGTAAAAAATATGGTAAGCATTTTACTTATTTAGGTACAGGATGTATATTTAATTACGATGATATACATTTATTTGGAGATGAAAGTACTGGATTTAATGAAGAAGATACTCCAAATTTTGTAGGATCATCTTATTCAATTGTGAAAGGTTATACTGATAGATTAATGCATGAATTATATAATGATGATGTATTAAATGTAAGAATAAGAATGCCAATTACAGGAGAGATTAATATAAGGAACTTTATAACAAAAATAACAAACTATAAAAAAGTGTGTTCAATACCTAATTCAATGACTGTACTAGATAATTTACTTCCTGTAATGATTGAGTATGCATTAACTAATAGAACAGGTACTATTAATTTAACAAATCCTGGATTAATTTCACATAATGAAATTTTAGATATGTATAAAGAAATAGTTGATCCATCCTTTACTTGGCAAAATTTTTCAATTGAAGAACAAAATGAAATATTGGCATCAAAACGATCAAACAATTGTTTAGATACAAAGTTATTGGAGTTAGATAAAAATATTAAACCAATAAAAGAAGCCGTAAGAGAAGTTTTAATTAAAATGAAAGAACATATGATATCTTATAACATAAATCAAAAAAAGAAAAAATAAAATATACAGATGTAACAATAAAATAATATTTTAGAAACAAATAAAAAGTGTAGTTATAATATTTATATTGTATTATTTCTTGTTGTGGGTTATATAATTTAAGCATATTGCGTTTAAAATAACGTTTTGTTCTATTACTTAATGATTGATAAGGAACCATAGATAATTCATTATCAATCAATTCATGTATATCCATTATAATAGTTTTACATATATCTTTATTTAATTTTTTTAATAGTTTTATACTTTGGTATATATTGAAAAAAATATTCATTATAAATTTTTTTAGATTTTGTTTTTTTATATAATTTATATTTAATAGTTCTTTCATGCCTCATATCCTCAATTGTTTTTTGATAACCTACACACGGTAAATTAAATCGTTTACATGCACCTTTATTTGTTTTTACATTATGTAACAAATAACAATACGATAATATTTTATTTATATTAAAAAACTTTATATTCAAAAAAGATAATGCATAATATATGCTAAGTATTGTATCAATCGTCGCAACATTAATTCCATTAATTTTATTATATGAAACGCAAGAATCAGTAATAAATATATATAATACAGGATAATTATTATATATTATTTGATAAAAATCGTTTACAATTTCATATGAATATTTTTCAACTGAATACTTAAATGGCAATATATCTAATACGGTATTAATATTTTCAGTTAATATGTATGGCACATGTATAGTTCTATTCATTTTTTGATATTTTTTAGGAAAATATTTGATATAATAACTAAGACCATAATCGCCTAAAACTACCCAATTATTTTTTTCAATTAATTCGATTATGGTATTATTTATATTTTTATATTCATCTGTTTCTGGTGTATCATTTTCAGATATTAAACAATTAGAAATATATAATGGTTGAAATTTATTTAATAATTCTAGACGCTTATATATTTTAGTCCATCTAGACAAATCACCGAGTGGCCTGGATAATTCTTGATATAAACTAATTTTTAAATAACTTGGTGGAGCATATAAAATATTATTTATTTTTACTGCTTTGTTGTATATATTCAAAAAAATATCGGTCTTTATTTGAGTTATATCTACAATTGGAATAAAATTAATAAATATTTTATAAGTTCCTTTAAACATAGCCGATTTTACTTCAATATTTCCAATATTATTTTTTTTTAATATTTTAGATAATTCGACACTATCTTTTAATGCATTATTAGAAAAACAATCATAATCGGGAATATCATCTTCATTATAAAATTTGTGTTCTTTAGGTAAATACATATTTATCGCAGTTCCTCCATAAGAGACTAATTTTTTTGTTGATATAAATTCTTCTATAATTTTAAAATAAATTGTTTTTGTGTATTTATTTTTTCTATTTTGTTTTTGATATTTAGTATTATTTATTATAGCATTATTTAATATATTATTAATATCCATATATTATAAAAATAATTAAAATTTATAAAGTGCTGCCAATTTATTATAGAAATCAGTATTTTTTACGGAACTTGTTAATGTACTATTTGTACTATCTGGTAAAATAGCATTGACAATAGGAGAATAATATTTACCACCAGTCATTCCATATTTTAATGCAAATGAACATGTAGAAATAGAGTTTGCAGTAGTAATTTTTTCAAATAATTTATTATATTCTGTTAAATATCCATCATTATATTGAAAGTTCATTGCTGTAAATGTAATACCATATCTTATTCCAGAAGATGTAAAGTCGTAATTTTTTGTATAATCTTGTTTATTTGATACTAAAACATATATTCCTGTTATATATTGTAATTTATCTGATGTAAATTCAATATTATTAAAATCACTAATACCACTTAAAAATGATGTATAATTTATTATTTTATTGCTAATGTTATATGATATTGTATTTAATTTACTATTACTAAAATTATTTGTATTATTCTGTTTAAAAGAAACCATAATACATACTTTATCTTTTAATTCTTTTAATGTAACATTATTTAAATTTTTACCAACATTAGTAAAAATATCAGTTTTAAATATACTATTTAAACTATTATATACACTAGTATATGTTTCAGTTAAATCGCTATTAATTTCTATGATTAAAAATAATGGCTCACTAATATTCATAAAATTATCACTAATACGAAGCATAGTTTCTGAAAAATCAAGATAATTATACATTTCTTTATATTTTGGCCGATCTATACTAGATGTCGCAATTATAGGTGTATTATTTAAATTATATACTTCAAAATGTAACGCTCTGACACCCTGATTTCTACAATTATCTAATGCACAAAAATTAACATAATCATTTTTAAAGCGACCTGTACAACAGCAGTTATATGCAGTTTTTACAAATACTTTATTTAAAGGGACATCAAATAATGCACTTATTCCTTCATTATAAATAGATGATGTATCATCACCATTTGCAGAATATTCTTTTATACGACTACAATTAGAAGATTCTAATGTAATTACATAAAATATATATATTAAAATAATTAATATTATAAAAAACATAGATAAAAATAAATATTTGTCAAAATTTTCCATTAATTATAAATAATAAATATATTATAATATAGAAAAATATAATATTAATATTATATGCCAGGGGGATTATTAAATTTAATTTCTTATGGAAATCAAAATATAATATTAAATGGAAATCCAAGTAAAACTTTTTTTAAATCAGTATATGCAAAATATAGCAATTTTGGATTACAAAATATTAGAATCGATTTTAATGGACAAAAAACATTAAAATTGAATGAAGATAGTCATTTTACATTTAAAGTTCCTAGAAATGCAGAATTATTATTAGACACATTTTTGGTTTTTAATATTCCGGATATATGGAGCCCCATTATGCCTCCTGCTGTACCCAACCAAAATGATATACAAAACGACAATATAGATGTTTGGAAACCTTATAATTTTAAATGGATTGAATATTTAGGAACAAATATTATTAAAAAAATTACATTATCTATTGGTAGTTTAGTAATTCAATCCTATTCAGGACAATATATACAAAATATGGTTGAAAGAGATTTTGATGCTTCTAAAAAGGAATTATTTTATAAAATGATTGGTATGACGGATGAATTAACTAATCCTAAAGGTAATAATATCAGGGTAAATGATTATCCTAATGCATATTATACAGTAGACAGTAGTGTTAATAATATACCTGTAATTCCTGATCCATCAATTCGAGGTAGAAAAATTTATGTTCCATTACACTTTTGGTTTAGTTATTCTTCTAAAATGGCATTACCTCTTGTATGTCTTCAATATAGTGAAGTAACGATTGATGTTATTTTAAGACCAATTAATGATTTATATAGAATAAATGATGTATCTCTTAAAAAATCAGATGGATTTGATGATAATACTCCTATAAGACCCAATGTAAATAATGAAAAACATTCATTTTATAGATTTATACAAGCTCCGCCAGATGAAATACTAACAGAAGATTCATATACAAATAAAACTTATTTATGGAATACTGATATTCATCTTATAGGTACTTATTGTTTTTTATCTGAAGAAGAAGCAACTGTATTTGCCAAAAATGAACAAAAGTATTTAATAAAGGATATTAAAGAAGATAAATTTACAAATATTATTGGTACAAAACGAATAAAGGTTTTAAGTAATGGAATGGCTGCTACATGGATGTGGTATTTTCAAAGAAACGATATTGTTAAAAGAAATGAATGGTCTAATTATACAAATTGGACTTATAATAATACATTACCTTATAATTTATTAAAAGCACCTGAAACTTCAAATGATATTATTATTAGTGGTATGAATATAGGGCCCGGTAAAAATATAAAATATAATTTAGATCTATCAGGTGATTATATTTATACAATAAATGATACAACTACAAGTAATGGTACATATTTAATTGATAGTTATTATAATATAACTCCTAAATATAATAAAAATCATATTAAAAATATATTGAATAATGTAGCTATAATATTTGATGGAAAATATCGAGAAAATGTATTAGACTCAGGTGTTTACAATTATATAGAAAAATATAAAATGTCTAATGGAAATTCTAATGATGGATTATATATTTATAATTATTGTTTAAATACTAATCCATACGAGTTACAACCGTCGGGTGCAATTAATTTAAGCAAATTTAAGACGATTGAACTAGAATTTGAAACGCATTTACCACCTTTTGATAATGCATCTGAATATTTTAGTATATGTGATAATGAAGGAAATATAGTTGGTAATACTAAAAACTCAAATTTATATATTTATTCATATGATTTAACATTGGTAGAAGAACGTTATAATATTGTACGATTTGTATCAGGACAAGCGGGCCTAGTTTATACGAGGTAAACATGGTATTTCATTTGAATTGTAAAAATGTGGATAATAATCTTGACGAAACCCTTCATTATATATTTTATAATTTATACTAAAAATTGTTATTAACAATAAAAATAATAATATATTATTCATTATAAAATATCAATATAATATTAATGGAACTATCAAAGAATATTTATCAACAATTATATTACATATTTTCAATTTTTATATTTTTTATATTTTTATTTATGTATTATAATAAAACACGAGAGACTAAAATATTAAACAGTACTAACCTTTCATTAAATGGTTTATTTGATGAAACAATAAATCCAAATTGTGATAATAAAGCTAAAGCCGGTATTGAATTATTTACTTTATATAAGTCTGTATGTGAAAAGAAAACATTAGATGATTTTAATTTTTTTGAATATGTTATGTTTATTTTTTTAGGAGCAGCCGTTGTGTGTTATGAAGTAGATAATAAAATTATAAATTTTGTTGCTGAAATTGTATATAATGTAGCAAAAACAACTGAAGCACAACAAAAAATTGAATCCCAAAATACAGATAATTCACAAAAAATAGATAATTTACAAAAACCAGCTGTACAAACAAATAAAAATCCTCCTGCTGTACAGTCAACTGAACCTAAACAAAGCATGTTTAATAAAGCTAAATCTTTTGGATCAAGTCTTACTAGTGCTGTTGGTAAGGTTACATCAACTGTTAGTAGTCTTGGATCAACTGTTAGTAGTATTACATCAACGGTTGGTAGTATTGCACCAACAATTTCTAACGCAAAATCAATTGCTAAAGATGTTTATAATCAATCAAAAGAAGTTTATAATCCTATACATAGCAAATCAAATAATAACACCCCATCTAATAATAAACCCCCAAATAATAATAGCCAATCGGGTAACAAACCAGCTAATACTCCCCAAGCTAATCAATCAGGTAATAACCAATCAGGTAATAATAAAATGACAGGAGGTGCATCTCCAGAAAATAAATCTAAAATTGGAATAACTTTTCGAAACTTTTTTCCATTATTTTTAATATATATTGTTCTAGAGTATATTACTATAATAGTTAAAGAAAGATTTATGCAAGTAAATGAAATATTTTTAAAAATATTTGGTAATTCATTTAATAAACCACCCCCTAAACAAAAGCTATCTTTTCTTAATGAAATATCTACAAGTTTATTTGCTTTATTTTCTACAATAATAATTATTATACTGGTTATAAATTGTATGGTATATATATATTATTTAGGTAGGGGTCTTATTACATCTAGTACTAGTAGATTATCTTATGGAGCAATTATATTTGCATTACCATTTGTGTTAGCTAGCGTTGGTATTAATTTAACAGTCGTAGAGGGTAATAAAAATAAAAAGAAGGGTAATCCAATTAAGTCTATTAAAAAAACTATTAAAAAAGACCCAATAGGTAAAGCTATTAAAAAAGACCCATTAGGTAAGGCTATTAAAAAAGACCCAATAGGAAAAGCTATTAAAAAATCAAATAAAAAGCAAGATAAAAGAGCTGCAGCTGCTCGAGCTGCTTCACGCGCGGCTGCAGATAATCAAGCGGCAGCTGCTGCTGCCTCTAGTACTGAAGATACCGCAGTAAATTGTACTTCATATAATTATATATGGTATTTTGTAGGATATTTTATAATTCCTATTTGCGTATCTATTTATGTAATATTTAAATTTATATTTATAGGATTATTTGGAGGTGCAACAGAAATAAAAACTGTTTTAGTTGGTATTGGCATTTTAGCTTTTTTAACACTTCCTATATTTATATTTTCAACTGGAGTTGCTGTCGCTGAATATTATTATACAAAAAATGAAGATACAATAAAGAAACAATCAGAACAATTTAGAAAGGATGCATTAAGTACAACAACATCTAGTGCATCATTCCCTAGTACATCATCATTTCCTAGTACATCATTTACTAGTACATAATTAGTACATATTATTAGATATATATTAATGTATAAATATTAAATAAACACAATTTTTATTTAATATTAAATGAAAAATAAAAAAAAGACATTACCAAGAGTAAGTATTTGTACTCCAACATTTAATAGAAGACCATTTTTTAAAGGAACTATTGAATGTATATTAAGCCAAGATTATCCAAAGAACCTTATAGAATGGATTATTGTTGATGATGGATTTGATCCTATAGAAGATATAGTAAAAGATATTCCATTTGTAAAATATATACGAGTGAATGAACATATGCCATTAGGAAAAAAAAGAAATTATATGCATGATATGTGTACTTTTAAAAATGATAATGATATTATTGTTTATATTGATGATGACGATTATTATCCACCAACAAGAGTGTCTCATGCTGTAGAAAAATTAAAAAATAGTAATGCATTATGTGCCGGATCAAGTGAAATACATTTATGGTTTAATACATTAAATAAAATGTATCGGTTTGGACCGTATGGCCCTAATCATTCTACTGCTGGAACATTTGCATTTAAAAGAGAGCTATTAAAACAAACTCGTTATGAAGATAATGCCGTTATAGCAGAAGAAAAATATTTTTTAAAAAATTATACAATTCCTTTTGTACAGCTAGATCCATTAAAAACTATTCTTGTTTTCTCTCATGATCAAAATACTTTTGATAAAAGGAAATTGATTGATCCTAATAATAAAATGTGTCACGAGTCAGCATTACAAGTAAAAAATTTTATAAAAAGTATAGAATTACAAAAATTTTATATGGAAGATATTGTCTCCTTGATAAAAGATTATGATCCAGGAGATATTAAACATAAGCCTGATGTATTAAAAGAAATAAAGAAGAGAGATGATGAACGATCCCAAACTGGTACACAAGTAACAATTAAAAATCCAGATGGTACAACAAGAATATTAAATACAAATGAAATTATTGATGCATTAAGAAGCAAGATAGAAGAAAATATGAATTTACACAAAGAACTTGAAAAAAAAAATAAATATATTAATGATTTGATTAATGTAATTAATTCAAAAAAAAATTAATTTAATTGAAAATAAGTCTGACATCTAATAAATTCAGGTTGTGATATTTTTGTATAATTTTTATTTAATATTATATAAAATAACTCTTTTTTAGAACAATTTATTTTATTACATATATCAATAATAAAATTATTATTATTATATTCATTACTATATTTTGTTAATACTTTAGTAAATCTATATTCACTTGTTTTTTTAATAGGTATAATTGTTTTTTTATACAAATTATAATTGTGTAAAATTTTAAAATAATATGTTATTTCATTAAATATCCATAGTTGTTTTTGAAAACTTATTCGATCAAAATAATCTCCAATGCAATAATTTTTTAAAAATGAATTATAAAATAGAATGTCATTTGTTGTTTTTATATTGTCTATAATGTTTTCATGAAATAAAAGACATTGTGTCGCTTTTTCATTTTCAATAATAAAATCTTCTTTAAATTCTTTTGTCATTATTTTTTTAATGCTATTTTGAATATTTTTTTCATAATTATTATAACTTAGTTGTGTGTTATTTACAATATTAACTATATTGCAAAATTTAAAAAGTTCTTTTATTTTTTTATCATTATTATTAGTTCCGCATAAAATAAGTATAAAATTTTTTTTTGTTTTCTTTTTATCGTCTATTTTAAATTGTTTTATTAAACTAGCTAATAATTTTTTATCATTATTTTGTAAATAATCTATATTATCAATAATACAAATTTGTTTATTATTGTTATTACTAAATTGTTCTAATATAGAAGGCTGAGCAAATGTCATTAAATCTTCATATGAATTTATATCATGTATTGATATAAATTTACATAAAAAAGGCAAATTTTTTAATATGGTTGTTTTACCTGCACCTGATTTACCATATACATAAATAGGTTTGTTTGATATTTTTATGTATTGAATTATTTTATCCATTTATATATAATTAATTATAATCTTAAGTTTGTTTCTTCGCACATATTGAAGAATTATTAGTAATTCCATCCCATGTTATTCTGCATTCACTTGCCTTCTTTTTTTTTGCACATAAGCCACTTGTACGATCTGTACCTGGTGCCAAATACATATTACCTGAAAAATCAATCGTTGAACAATTAGCTGTATCTTGTAAATTCCATACTCCTGTATTTACACATTTGTTATTAGCATCTAAATTATAATAATCAGGACAATTGCTTAGAATAGGAGGATATACTTCTTGATCTCGATAATAATAAATAATAAATGCGACTATAGCTAATAAAAGTATTGCTGACAAAATTGCCGAAATAAATATATTTTTGTAAAATATCATATAATTAAATATAATATTATATTAATGAATAACGGCAGAATAGATTTTAATACAATTGAAAACGGAACCCCATTTTTTTTACAAGATAAAATTCCTAATGACAATAGAAGTATGTTTGATAATTTAAAATTTGTACAACAAAATACCGCATTGTCAAATTTATTTTTTTCTTTAAAAAATGTTCAAATAATACAAAATGCACTAAGGGCAGGTGTATACAATTATTCAAATAAAAAATATATAATAGATGAACAACATGCCGACTCTCTAAATATTATAATGAGGGCAATTTATTTACAAAATAGTAAAAATCAAAATGATAATTTAACACAACAAATTGAAGAATTAAATAAAATAGTTGTAGATTATTGTGTTCCTAAATTATATAGTGAAGTAGAGGGGTATATTAATTATAAGAGAGATGCATCTTCATTGGCTGTTCCATTTGATAATCCTATTTCAGAATATACTGATAAAACATTAGAATTAAAGAAATTTTTCTAAATGTTTTAATTCTTTTATCCACATTTGTTGAATAGTTGTATTTTTAATTTCTTCTAACTCAGAACATTTTGTATCATATTCTTTTTTTAATAATTCTACCTTTTCATCACATACGCTATTCATAGACATTTCTACTAAATAACTATAACTATTGTTTATTTTCATATAATGTTTATTAATTAATAGTTCATCCACTATTTCACAACTCTTTTTTCTTAAATCAATAGTTCCTTTTAATACTTCAGTAATGTATGTATATTTATTTTTTAATACTTCTTTTTGATGTTCTAAAACTTTAATTAAATGTTGTTTTCGAATATCATAATAATTTAATCGATATTTGATAAAATAATCACATATTTCATGTATTTCATTAAAATGCATTAATTGCTCTTTTTCATTAAACAAATTCATATTATTTATGGATAAGTATGTAGACAATTTAAGTATGTCTGTATCATCGTCTTCGCTATTTAAAACTACTTGAATACTTACATCTTTATCTGTAGACATATCCTTATAATCTTTGATTTTTCCTTGATCTATTAATTTTTCTAAATAGGTAATATAATCTTCATTCCATGTGCCAATAGGCAACTCTGTAATATCTACTTTATTTTTTTTAATAGTAAATACACCTTTTGTAACAAATCGTGTAGGTATTTCGTCTTTTACAATTGTCCCTTTAAATCCTCGATAATAAGGAATAAATTCTGTTTGAGTTTGAGTACATTCCAAAGTATTGATAATATATTTAATTATTTCTACTGGATTAAAACACGGGATTTTAGTACTAAACCCTGTTCCAATACCTTCAGTACCATTCACTAAAATCATAGGAATAATTGGCACATAAAAGATTGGTTCAACCTTTTTACCATCATCCATTAAATATGTTAAAATAGGATCATCTGATTTTTGAAATATTAATCTAGTCAATGAATTAGGCTTTGTAAAAATATACCTTTCAGATGCACTATCTTTACCTCCTTGCAATCTTGATCCAAATTGACCATTAGGATATAACAAATTAATATTATTTGAACCTACAAAATCCTGTGCCATATTTACAATTGCACCATTAAGACTTGCTTCACCATGATGATATCCGGAAATTTCAGATACTGCGCCACTCAATTGAGCTACCTTAATTTCATCTTTAACATTTTTTTCAAATACGCCATACATAATTTTTCTTTGTGAAATTTTAAATCCGTCCATAATATTTGGAATTGAGCGATCACAATCATATTTTGAAAAATGTATCATTTCTTTATGAATAAAATCCTTTAGACTAATATTAATTTTGCTTGTATCCAATAATTCATTTCTGTTATAAGAAGACAACCATTCTTTTCTCAAGTCAGACTTTTTTTTATTAAATACCATGTCAATCTCATTATCATCATTTTCTATTACATCTACATTTACTACTCTCTTGTTTTTGAAATATCCCTTAAATTCTTGAGAACTGCTTGTACCCAATCCTTTGTAATATTTGATACGCCATCCACTTGGGTTTTTCTCCTTCCATAATTCATATTCTTGTTCATTATAAAAGGATACAGATTGATTTCCCTTTGATGCTTTTAGGATAGGAGTATTCATAAATCCAATAAAATTTGGCAATTTAAGAAGAGATGGCCACAAACATTCCAACATATTTATAATAAGACCTTTAATATGACTGCCATCTAAATCTTGATCAACCATAATTAATATTTTTCCATATCGAAGTTCACTTGTATTTGTGTATTCTTTACACATCTCTAAACCCATAATCTTTTTAATATTACTAATTTCTTCATTATCATTAATTCTTTTTATTCCTTCTCCTCTTACATTGAATAACTTTCCTTTCATTGGAAATACACCAAAATAATTTCTATCCGTTGTAGACAGACCTGAAACTACACCTGTTTTAGCAGAGTCTCCCTCACACAAAATAAGAGTACATTCATCTGATTGTTTTGAACCCGCCAAATTTGCATCAATCAATTTAGGAATACCTCTAATTTTTTTACTTTTACTTCCATCAGTCTTTTTTGCCTGTTTTTTATCTTTAATTTCATTTAATTCGCATGCAGTATTCATAATACCCATATCGGCTAGTTTTTCAATAAATTTATTTGAAACTACGCATGTTGACCCAAATTTACTAACAGGGGTATTTAAATAGTCTTTTGTTTGACTATCAAAGGATGGATTTTCAATTGTTGAATTTAGAAATATAGTAAATTGTTCTTTAATATCCGACGGTTTAACATCTATCTTTTTCTTTTTTAAAATGTATTCTGTCATTTTTTTCACAATTTGATTTACAATGTAATCTACATGTCGTCCGCCTTTTGATGTAAAAATAGAATTAACAAATGATATTTGACTATGTTCTGTACTTAGCACAACCGCATATTCCCATCTGTCATTTTTTTCTGTAATTACTTTTTCAGTAGTGTACTGTTGAATATATGTAGCAAAATCTTTAACAGGAATGGCTTCTTCGTTATATTTTACCTTGACATCTTTAGAAGTAATTCCTGAAATATCATATACGCGTCTTTGAAATAATTGCATCATTTGATGAGTAAGACCGGCTAGTCCAAGTCGCTTATAATCAGGGATAAATTGGATTGTAGTGTATGGCTTTTTTTTACTATCTGTAATTTTAGGCTTATGAATTATATCTAAATTATTTTCAAACTCTTGAACATATTTTAGACCACGCTTTGCATCAACCGTTTCTATTTTACCCCATGTAGACCAAATAAATACAAGTTTAACACCAAACCCATTTTTACCGCCAGTAATCTTTTTTTCGTCTTTATTATAATTTGTAGATGTTCTTAGCTCTGTAAAAATCATCTGTGGAATATACATGTTTAAAACAGGATGCATTTCTACATCAATACCATCTCCATTATTTGTCATAGTAATCATATTGTCTTTAATGTCAACCTGAATAGAACTTACGCATTCAGTAGTTGGATCAACATCTTTCCGCTTTTTAGTACGAACATAATGATCGGCGCAATTTACAATTGCTTCATCAAATAATTTATATAGCGCCGGATTATATTCAATATCGTCTAACTGAATTTTATTTTCTTTATAAACATACATTGGACCAGAGACATTTTCAATAGAACCAGTATAAGTATCTGGATTTTCCAATATATGCTGCTTCTCAGTTTTTTGTTGATAGTCTGCTAATGAAGACATTGTGTATGAATACAACTAATGAATTAATATTAAATCAATTTTATATAATAATAATATAATGATGAAAAAATGTTATGCTCAATGTAGTAATGGTGGTTTAAAATATACAAATGGAGTATCGACAAAAATGATGCAATCTAAAATAATAACTACAAATGGAAAACACAAAATACCCTATAACACAAGTAAAACAAATACTATAAATATTATCATTTTGTCTGCCGATTATAGAGCTAATATGTCTTTATTATTATGCTTAAAATATTCAGGATACATAAGATATTTTGAACCATTAAAAAATATTAAATTAACAGAAATGCTTAATTTTATAATTGATAATATGTTAACAACTGAACAGAGAGATCGTGTATTTGAGCGTTTTATACCTGATGTTTTTGTTCCTCCAATTCCAAAGTATGAGTTTGGTAAAAAATATTATGTTGTAACAAGAACAATAACAAATACAAGTGGAGAGAGTATATCATATTTTATATATAAAAATTACACAGAATATGACAGATTTATACCAACCTATGAATATGTTTTTGATTTTTCTGATCCAACAAATACTATAACTATTAATAATAAACAAATATATTTTGGAGATTCATTTGCCTTTTCTATCAAAAAAGATTTAAAAGAATATACAAATACCGTTTATAGAGATAAAGAAAATCATACGGTTACATTAAAAATACCATTTGAATTTGAACATAGTAGATTATTTATTTACAACAAAGATACAAAATATATTAATGAGAGATATACTTTTGGAGGAAACAGTTTAGAATATATACCTATAGATCTAAAATCAGTTCGTGAAAGTAATCCTGTAAAAAAATGCCCAGGAGCAGAAGATACAGAAACTTATATTGTACCTTTTAATCCACCTAAATATAAAATACCATATGAAAACAGAAATCCAATAGTATGTTTAGCACAAAGTAATATACTTACAGCTATACCTTATCGAGGATTAAATTTATACATAAATAATATAGACGATAGAACAACTATGTTATTTTATAGTAATAGCATATATGCAATGTTTAACGCGACCTACTATATGTATATTCCGCAAATGTATGAAGTAGCATTTTTAAACAAATATCAAGAAACAAATTTTAATATTAGTAGTGTTGAAGGTAGAGAATTTACATCTACTGAAAGAAATATTGATAGTTTAAGTGATACAGAAATAGATGGATCCTATAATTTTTATTATGGCTATATTAAAATTACAGTTAATGGGTTATTTAATCCAATAAGCATGTATACCTATAGATATGGGTATATTGGAGGATATAAACGAATCATCTATGATGATAGATGTGCAAATTTAGTAACAGAATTTAAAAAAAACATAGCCGACATAAATTTATTAAATTATTAATATTTTCTATATATATATTATATGTCCTTAAAAACTTTTGGATCTAGGGCTGAAGTTTTTCACGGAAATGCTAAAAAAACATCTGGTGGATTAACTAAAAAAGATTTAATAAAAAATAAAAATGGTGCAATTGTATCGCGTAAAAAACATTTAACAGCAAAAAAGGAAAAAAGACTTGAAAAATATGGATATTTTGCTAAAAAAGGAGCATTTGGTTATGTAAAGAAAGAGGGTAAAATGAGAAAGACTAAGTCTAAGTCTAGATCTTAATATTCTTTTTTTTAGGAGAAACTGTACCTGCAGATATTACGCGCCGTTTTGTATGATAAGTATTCACTGGATCATATGAATTATAAGTTATTGGTGTTTTATATGATTTACTACCTATTGCAAGTGCCTTTTTTCTCTCCATATAAGAACTACTATCCGGAAACTTATTATTTACTACAGTATTATCTACTAGGGTAGTATTAGGTATATTACTAGTTTGTCGATATATACGCTTATATAAAGAAAAAATACCTTCTTCCATATTATTTTTTAAAGGAGCTGCATTTCTACTATATAATATATTATTCATTGTATATATTATATATTTTTTTTATTATTATAACAACAAAATAGCATATTATTATTTTGTGACATAATATTATTATATTCAGTAGTAGTGTTTAATTCATCCATAACTTCTTGTATTAATTTATAATTAGTATCAATTGTAGTATCATCTAAAAATAGCATAATTGCATCATATTTAGTATGATTATAGTAATATATTTTTTGATTTACATATTCGTAGAAGAATGTGGGATCCATTTTATATGTTTTATATAAAAATAATATCAATTCAATTTTTTATTATATAAAAAAAATACTTTATAAATAATAATGGATGATACGCAGCGGGTTAAATTACATGAATTAATCTCTCAAAATGATGTTCAAGATAATACAGAGAGAATAAAAAAATTAAAACATAGTGAATTAATTCGAGCAGATGTTAATAAAATACAAATATTAATTTCTAGTATTGGTCTAGGTGATTTTAAATTACTTGATCAAGCATGTTTACCCCATTGTAATTTTTTATTTACAAATTATACTGACATTTATAATAAATTATTGAAAGGCCGTATAGACCATATTATGTTAAATAAATTGATTGATTGTCTTAAGTCTATAGAAGATGGTAAACAAACTCAACATGAAGCATCTTATGAAATTGGAATGATCTTAAAACAAATGTATATAGATCCTAAAATTTATGAAGAACCTAAAATGAGAGATGCAAAGAATATTTCATGGCAAGAATACAAAAATATGCAGAAATAATTATTTTTTATTTTTATTTTTTACCTTTTCTAAAATATATTGTCCACAAGGTCCGCAATGATCTTCATTTGATAAATCTATTTTATAGTTCATTTGTTTATTACAATTTTCTACTCTCCATCTGCCAACTGGTTTTAATTCTTTTTTTGGTATTAAATTTTTTAGAATAGTAGTTATATACTTCATAATATAATTACTATTTATTATTTATATTAGTTAAAATAATAATTTAGGCGCATTTACCAACATAAGACTGAGGCCTATTTGGAGGTCTTGGGCCATAATATGCTCTGCCACATTTAAAGTGTGTTAAATTTGTTCCAAATTTAGCTTCATTTCTACATTCATCATCTGATTGAAAATAACAATAAGGGGGAGGTGGTTTGGGACCACCCTCTTTTATGGTATTTATATTAAAAACTAAAAATAATACTAATAATAATAAAGGTATACATATATATAAATTTTTCATATATATATGTTTATATATTTAAAATAATTTAATATTATATTCAATACAATATTAATGAAGACCTTAGTTATTGTTGAGTCACCATCTAAATGTAAAAGTATAGAAAAATATTTAGGCGATGGGTATAAAGTTGTAGCAAGTTGTGGTCATATAAGAAGTCTTCATAAATTAGATCAAATTAATTTAACTACATTGGACATTAAATTTTCTAATGAAAAGCCAAAAATTATTAAAATGTTAAAAGAAGAAGTATCAAATGCGGATGAAGTCATATTAGCAACAGATGACGATAGAGAAGGTGAAGCAATTGCATGGCACATAACACAAGTATGTAAATTACCATTAACTACAAAAAGAATATTATTTAATGAAATAACAAAAACAGCATTACAGAAAGCAATACAACATCCAACAACAATTAATATGAACAGAGTATATAGTCAACAAACGCGCCAAATATTAGATTTATATATTGGATTTAAAATTTCGCCATTATTATGGAAACATATACAGCATACCTTAAGTGCAGGTCGGTGTCAAACTCCTGCATTACGCATTTTATATGATCAGGAACAACTTATAAAAAGTCAAGAATATAAAACAACATATACTATTTATGGATTATTTACAAGTAAAAATATTGAGTTTAAAATACATACACATTTTGTAAAAAATGATATTATTCCTTTTTTAGAAAAATGCAAAGATACTACATTCACTATTAAGAAAGGCTTACCAAAAAAGATAAATACGAAACAGCCTGACATATTAATTACTTCAACGCTACAGCAAAAAGCAAGCCAAACATTGGGCATGTCGCCACAACAAGTAATGTCCAATGCACAAAAGTTATATGAACAAGGATATATTACCTATATGCGAACTGATTGTGCATATTATAGTGAAGATTTTATAGAAAAAACAAATATCTATATTAAAAAAGAATATGGAGAGAAGTATATCGGTAATATAAAATTAGCGGAACAAAAAGCACATGAAGGTATACGAATAACAGATCACAATATTAAACATGTTGACATTGACCCATATTCAAATAAATTATATGAATTTATATACAAACATACATTGCAATCATGTATGTCTACAAATATAATAGAACAAACTCCATATGTATTAAATTATGACTTTACTTATCTCTCTACTAAAACATTATTTGATGGCTGGAAAATATTACAAAAAAAGGAAGACACAGATGATTATAGTTTATACTTAGATAGCATAACAAATATAAAATATAATAAAATAGTTGCAGAAGAAAAATGTGAAAATCAAGAATTTCATTTAAGCGAAACACAACTTATTAAACGTTTAGAAAAAGAAACTATAGGTCGTCCATCTACCTATGTAAGTATATTAGAAGCTATAGAAAAAAAATATGTAAATAAAGGAACAATAAAAGGAATGACACTGCATTTTAATCATTATGAACTAAAGGACACTATACAAATTGTGGAAGAAGAGAAACAGATAAAAGAAGAAAATAAATTAAGCATAACAGATCTAGGCATAAAAGTGAGTGAATTTTGTAATCAGTTTTTTAATCCAATATTTGAATATACTTTTACAAAAAAAATGGAAAATGAATTAGATTTAATAGAAAATAATAATATTGAATGGAAAAAAGTTGCTCACTTATTTATTAAAGAAGTAGATAAGTTATTAATAGTTGATGCACCAAAACCAGAATATAAATCATTGCATTGTGGTATTTTAAAAAAACATCCCTTAGTATTAAAGGATGGTCCGTATGGCTTTTATATTGAATATAATGGAGCAAGTATCTCTCTACAAAAATTTAAGTCATCAAAAATAATTAATGAATGGATTATAAATCAAGAGATACCTACTCATGAACTAACAGAACTAATCACATATATCAAAAATAAAGACGGATATATAATAAGTCCAAATATTAGTATACGCAATGGACCAAAAGGATATTATATATTTTATAAAACAGCAAAAATGACAAAACCTAAGTTTTATAATTGTGATGAAATAATAGAATTAATAGAAAATAAAGATACAGAGAAAATATCTACATATGTAGAAAAAAAATATAATTTATTATAATATATAAATGTCTGGTATTCAGGAAACACTCATAAATGAATATAAAAAATTAAAAATGAAAGGCGAAATTGATATGGCACAACAATTTTTTATAGGTCTAATAATCATTGGGTGTATTGTAAAATTATTAACTGCCGGATTAAATAGTAATCCATCAACTAGTAATAATTCAGGTATAAATGGTGCTAGTGGTACAATATGGGGTTATTTTTTAATACTTTTTGCAATATTAGGATATGTATTAATATCAATTGATAATAGCACTGTTAATATTATGAAACAAATAAGTAATATACCATGGTATTTTAGTATTTTAATCCCAACCATATTATGGGTATTATCTTTAAATATAATATATTATAAGCAAATCAGTAAAAATAATATACCAGCAAGCTATTATACATGGGATATATGGTCGAGTGTATTTATTATTATAGTAACAGTAATGATTCTTTTTCATAAAATGATTGATACTGATAAAATAGGACCAGAAAACATTAAATTTATTAAATTTATTAATTTATCTATAGGAATTATCTTATTTTTAAATATTATAATTATAGGTATACAAAATATAATTCTTCAACATTTTAGTGTTGATGGATAATGATGTATTTTAGTTATAAGACCATATTGTGTATCAGACTCCCATAAACCTGATATTCTTAAGTATAATTTTATACTTTCTGGTTTATAAGAATAATTATATACAATAAGATTATTCGATAATAATTTTTGACTAAATAACAAACACTGTTTATTATTTACTTTATCTAATAAAGACAATACAGCAATTTCATAATTTTTTAATTTTAATATAAAATTTGGCTCTATATAAATATATGCTTTAAAATTATTGTTATCTTTTACAATGTTTACATTTAAAATATCTATGTTAATTAATATAGTGTTTAATACAAAATTCTCAATATTATATGCTATTTTATAAAATAGTTTATAACATGCTAATTTGTTTACTGTTGGCTTATACAAAAATGTATTTGATGAAGATATTTCATCAATAGTATTATATATATTCATAATATATTATGTATCATTATCTATTTAAATACCATTAATATATTTTATTAATGTATTACACACAATATTTAAAAACACCACTTCCTTTTATAAAAACATTAAAAAATTTTATATACAAAGATGATCATATTATACTTTATGGACCTGAAAACTCAGGAAAATATACTCAATCATTACATATTGCAGAAATTTTTAGTAAAAGTAAACTAAAATATCACCGTAAAATTGAAATAGAAGTCAATAATGAAAAATACTATTTTAATATAAGCGATATTCATTTTGATATTGATTTTGAATTACTTGGCACAAATCAATTTAATATTTGGTTAGAGTTTATACAAACTATTTCTTCTATTGTTGATACTCAAGGACCGCGTATTTTGATATGTAAAAATACGCATTTTATTAAAGATGAACTACTATGTATTTTTCATACTTTTATGAGAGATCCTAAATTAAAAATTATACTTTGTACAAAACATCTCTCTTATTTACCAAGTCAGGTCAAGGATAAATGTGTAATATATAATTTAAAACAGATACCAAATATAGTACCTTATTCATTACAATACACGGTTCAGTGTAATAAATTGGTAGATTTTATTTATACACAATCAACTGATTTATTTTTACTGAGAGAATTATTATACTTTTTACTTACCTATAATTTTGATATTCATGAATGTTTAATGTATATTATGTTTGAATTAATTAAAAAAGAATATGTTCATACAATGCATTTAAATTATATATTTAAAAAAACAATTGAAACCTTAAAATATTATAATACAAATTATAGGCCAATCTATCATTTAGAATTGTACATTCTAGATTTGCATGCTTTGCGGCAATTAGACCTAACTAATGCCAATGTTAATAATAAGTCAATTATAAACCCGCTAATTGAAAATATATAAAATACATATTCTATTGGAGTTTTATTGGGTATATTATAAAAATAAAGGGATAATGAAAAAAAGAAAGGTATTGCCAAGACATCTACTATCTCTCTAATTTTCATATATATATAAGAAGTATTAATATATGAAATAGAAAAATAATTCTAAAAATAATATGCATGCTACAAATAAAGCTTTTTAAAATAATACATATAAATTAAATAAAAAAAATCTTTTAGTTAATAAAAGAAAACATACATGGCTATAAAAATGTTATTTTATTCAAGCTTTTTATTTTTATTAGTTGCATATATTGCAATCCAATATTATTATTATATTTATTCTCTCTTATTTATAGCTTTATTTTGTACCAGTATATTATTTTATACGAATTCATGTTACTATTTATTAGATCAGTGTGCAATTATGGCATGCGTGTTAAATGGTGCATATACTTTTTACAATAAATTTAAATTAACTATTGGTGCAGTATTAATTATCTATACATTTATATTTACACTTTTATTATTTTATGGAGGACTATATTTAACAGAATTCTGTTATTGTACTCATTATGGTAATTATTGGCATGTTATTGTGCATTTATTAACAATTTTTGGCCATATAGGAATAATTATATTGTGATTAAAGTATTTAAATATAAATAGCAGTATTTTAATTAATGAAAGTATTATTAACTACACTTGCAATTGGAGATAAATACTTAGATCAATATAATAAATTATTTTATGAAAGTCAACATAATTATGCATTAAAACATGGATATGATTTTAAAGTTATTACCGAGTATTTAGATCCAAATCTTAAAAATTATCATACCATTTCTTTTAATAAAATATTAGTATGCAATGAAAAATGGTCAAAACAGTATGATTTTATTATATTTATAGATGCAGACATTTTAATTAATAAAAATGCACCACCAATTCATACATATATAGATTATGGAGATTGTATAGGTATTATTGATGAATTTTCACAACCAACTACGGAAAAAAGAATACAATTGCAAAAAAGAATGGGATGGGAAAAAAATGCTAGTGAATATTATAAATTATGTGGATTTGATATTAATACATCTATATCATTTAATTCAGGAGTATTAGTTTTACAACCAAAATTACATAATCAATTATTGGTAAACATTTATAATAAACATGTATTACAAAGTATTAATCATCCTAGAGGACTACATTTTGAACAATCTGCCATAGGTTATGAAATACAAAAAGCTAATGCATTTAAAGTATTAGACAATAAATTTAATGCTGTTTGGGGAATATATAAATTAGATAATCCAAGTGCCAATTTGCAAGAATTTTTTAATAATAATTATTTTATTCATTTTGCAGGAAAATTAGATTATGATAAAGTACCATTATTGAAATAATTATAATTATAAATTCATTTAATCATAACATAATATTATTATTAAATGAATAAAGAAGAAGCATGTAAAATACTTAATATCTCTCTATTAGAAATAAATGAACAAACCTTAAAACAAAGATATAGACAAGCTCTATTAATACATCACCCAGATAAACATGGTGATCCTGAAATATTTATAAAAGTTAAAGATGCATATGAATTATTAAAACAAGAAATAAAAAAAGAAGATCCGCTTGATTATTATATTCAATTAATTAAAAATTTTAATTATTCTATAGTTGATACATTTATTGTAGAACCAATAGTGCAATATTTAAAAAAAATAACATATGAATTAAATCCATCTTTAACACAGTTAATAAATAAAAATGTTTATTATTTAAGTGAGTATAAAATATATATACCATTATGGCATCATGAAATAGTTTTTAATAATGTGATTATAAATATTAATCCTGTATTACCAGATAATATTATTATTGATGAAGACAATAATATTCATGTAATTATTACAAATGATATTAAAACATTTGAGTTAGGTACTTTAAGTTTTGTAATAGATGATTGCATAAAAAATATGAATTTATTGAAGGGACGCGGTATCCCTAAAATAAATATGAAAAATATATATGATTATAGTGAAATGTCTAACATTATATTACATTTTAAACCATTATAATTTATACTGCCTTACTTCCTGTCTTCTTTGAAACCTTCTTGGGCTTTTCTGCTTCTACACTTGGTTCAGCATCTGCAACAACTGAATTAGATGGAGGCGGCTCACCATCACTATCATATGTAGTTGGCTCAGTTAGAGTTGGATCAACCCGAAGAGGAGCAGCATCGTCTAGCTTAATATGGCAAATACCCTTTTCTAGAGTTTCACTTGGCTTTACAACAATCTGGTATGCCTTCCAAGTTACTCCAAACTTACCATTTGCAAACCAAATTCCGCCACAAATTAGAATACATGCAACTTCAGATCCCTTAGGAATAAGGGCTGGGGGAGCAAGTCCGCTATCGCTTGGCAGAAGCTTATTATTTTGAGTATCATATAGTTCAAACTTATATTCGCCAGACCAGATAGGAAGCTTAACCTTTAGAGTTGGACTACGCGACTTATCAGGTTCACCGCTCGCATCCTTAGGAAACTTTAGCATTGGACTAAATAGGGCATCAATAACATCTTCTGACATATTAGCCTTTCCAAACCAATCGCGAGAATTTGTTCGAGCATCTGCCTTGATCTTACTTTCAATTTCACTCATAACCTTTAGAAATTGCTGAGTTGCAGGATTGCTAAATTCCTCGCGAGGAAACTGAAGACACATATCATAACTCTTGCTTGCACCAGCATTATCATATTCATTTGCACCCCACGACATCATGAGTGGTGTCTGTAGATATAGAGCTTTTCGCGAAAGTGTATTGAGAATACCCACGCTTTTTCCTCCCGCATTATTTGCCTTGGGCTTAGTGAAAAGCATGTGGGTAGCAGGTGAGAACTCAGAAGCGGATACAACCATGGAAGCCATTTTGTTATTATACTATAGGCAAAATCTTTAAATCAATTTTATTTTAATTCATTCTAGGTGTCAAAATTCTTAAACATTTTTAGGCCATTCTTTAAAAATAAAGAATATAAGAATATATTTAAATAATATATAAAGAATGAGCAAACCTATTATCAAATCTTATCATGATTATAAATTATTGAGAGATAATAACTACACAATACCAGAATTAAAAGAAATTTCAAAAAAATTTGTATTTAAATTTAAACAAAAAAAGAAAAATGACATGAATACAGAGTTGTATAATTTTTTATATAAAAATAGCAATGCACTAAAAATTCAATCTATATGGAAAAAATATTTTATAAAAGAATTTAATAAATTACAAGGACCGGCATATATAAAAAGAGAATTGTGTAATAATATAGAAGATTTTTTAACTACAGAAGAAACAAAAGACATTGATTATTATTATTTTTTTAGTTATAAAGATATAGATGGGTTTATATATGGTTTCAATTTGTTATCTATTCATAATTTAATTATTAAAAAGGATACAAAAAATCCATATACACGAAATTTATTTTCATTAGAATTAATAGAAAATATTCAAAAAAGAATAAGCTATAATAAAATTTTAAATAAAATTAATCAAAATATTATTGATAATGAAGAAATACACAATTTTAATTCTAAATGTATTTCTTTATTTCAAAAAATGGATTTATTAGGAAATTATACGCAAGTAGAATGGTTGACTAATTTAAATAATTTACAATTAAGAAAATTTATTTTAGAATTATACGATATTTGGGATTATAGATCTCAAATAACAATTGATACTAAAAAATTAATATGTCCTCCTTTAGGATTACCTTTTAAAGATATACCAATACACATTATACAAAGAAATTATAATATACATATAGACCTTTTAAAAAAGTTTTGTGTAATTATTATTGATAAATTAATTAATAGTTCTGTTAATAAAGATAACCAAAGTTTAGGAGCAATGTATGTATTGTCAGCTTTAACAATAGTTAATCAAAATGCGGCAGATTCCATGCCTTGGTTATATCAATCTGTAATATAAATAATGCATAATTAAATTAGAGCAAAAATGAATATAAAAAGATATAATATAGTATAGTATAATGTCTAGTGCTACTAAGTCATCTCCTAAGAAGTCAGCTTCTAAGCCTACCACTCCTAAGGCCGAGCCAGTTGTTGCTCCTGCTCCTCCTAAGGTTGAGGTAGTTGTTGCAAATCCTCCTGCTGTACTCGAGAATGGTGTAGTCCCCCTTGTTCCTGAGGTTAACATGAGCGAGGTTTTCCTAAATATGAATAAGATGGTTCATGATCTTTCTACATCGGTTGCTCTTCTTAAGGCTGAGCTTCGCACTGTTGAGAAGCAGGTCACTAAGGAGCTTAAGGTCCTTGATAAGCTCAATGCCCGAAAGAATAAGAAGAAGGGAAACCGTGCTCCTAGTGGATTTGTAAAGCCAACCAAGATCAGTGTTGAGCTTGCAGATTTCCTTGGCAAGGAGCATGGTTCACTTATGGCTCGCACTGAGGTTACTAAGCAGATGACTGAGTATATCCGCACACATTCTCTTCAGGACAAGAAGAATGGCCGTGTAATTCTTCCTGATGCAAAGCTCCGCAAGCTCCTCAAGCTCACTGATAAGGACGCGCTCACATACTTCAATCTCCAGAAGTACATGTCTCCTCATTTTGAGAAGGCGGTTGTTGCATAAATTAAATAATATTTATAAATTAATATAATACATGCTTTTATAGCTCAGTTGGTTAGAGCGCGCGACTGTTAATCGCGAGGTCGACGGTTCGATCCCGTCTAAAAGCGTTACAATATAAAATGTATAATATACATATACATTTTATAAAATACTTATGCCATACTTATAACTTGCCAGTTACTTTATCGGTTACTGATCTCATAGAATTAAGATTCAATCCAGTTATTTTTTCTGCAACATCTGCTCCCCCTCTACGCATGCGTCTTCTATTTTTTTTACTTTTACGAACATTAGTTTTTCTACGAGTATATCCCATTTATAATATAAACATATAAAATTATATTGAAATTTCAAATAAAGCCATATAATTATTTTTTAGGTTATAATCTTTTAAATTATTTATATATTTCAATAATTGTGGATTATTATAAATGCTTTTTATATAATAAAAAAAGAGTATAATATTTTTTTTATTTTTGTTAAATTGCAATATAGTTTGATTATTATCTATAAACCATGACATAGTTTGTTCATAATGAAATAATAATACAGGTGTTAATACATAATAACAAAAATAATTTGTATGTTCTGTAAATTCTAATTTTCGTGATTTATCCATTAATGTTTCATAAGTAAACCCTAAATTATTTAATGAATATTTCATTTGCAATAATGAATATATAGTTTCTAATTTTATATTTTCTTGCATTGATTCTTCAAACTCATCATATAATAAATCTTTTTTAGTTGAATAAGAAATAATTGCTATATTTATAGTTCTTGCCCAAAACTCGCATAATGATTCAAAAAATAAAAATTCACTATTTATATTAAACAATGGTTTAAATAACTTAACATATGGAATGTTTTCTATATCAGAAAAATCTAAACAAAACATGTGAAAACATTCATGTATAAATACTTTGATCCATTCTTCTTTTCTAAATACTATTATCTCTCTATTATCATCTTTTTTAACAGGTAATGAATAACTAGTTACACCACTATTAATTGTAAATGGATTAATAGGAATGGTTGGCTGTGTTTTTTTAAAATCAGTTAATATAATTTTAAATCTAAATGTATTTGTTCCAGTATTTGCTTCTGCCGCGCATAAATTTAATATAAGTTTTATAATATATATATATTTATTAATATTTACTTCTTTTATGCTGTAAATATGAATATTGTAAGTTGCATCTTTAATTTTAAATTGTATATTATATTCTATAAATTTATTAGTTAATATATATTGTTTGATATCATTACTTATATATTTTGTGTTTAATATACTATCTACATGTACATAATTATTTTTTATAATTGAATGCGGTGTATGTTTAGTAGCGGCTTTATCTATTAATGTATATAATAATTTTATAAAATAAGTATTTTTTATATTTGGTTTTATTAATTTTAAATAATTAGTATAAATATATTTTATATTTGAATTACTTGATGCTGTAATTTTTGTAATATTATATTTCATTTATTATATTTATTATATTTTAATTTTTTGTTTTGCACGTTTAAGATTAAGTTTTCCTCCAACTCGAGATTGTAAAGCGGATTCTTCATTTTCAGTTCCTGAATTATTAGCCGATGAATTAGGTGTTTCATTCAATGATAATCCTACTTGTGATTCAGTTGCATTTGGTACAGATGCCTTTAAACTTACTTTAGGTGTCTCATTATTTAATGATAATCCTGTATTTAATGATAGTCCTGTATTTAGTCCTGCTCCTGTATTTAGAGCTATTTTAGATTTTACAGAGTTATTATTTGATGATTCATTATTATTAGATGACAATTCAACATTTGATCTATAGTTTGGTGCAGGAACATTCTGTCTAGAAATATTCTTTTCAAGTAGATTCTGTCCAACTACATTACCAGGTTTTGCTTTAGTGCCTTCATTTTCTTCATTTAAACCCTCGTTAAATTCTTCATTTGCTGGTTCTTTATTTTCAGTCTCTTCATTTTCGGCTTCTTGTAATACCGGATCTTCTAATGCAGCAAGACCAACATTTTCTTCTAGTTCTTCATTTAATGATGTACCAAACATTTTAGTTCCTGCTATTTGAGCATGTGGTATTGTATTAGAAATAATAACTATTACTTTTTTTTTATTACTGCCGGCATTAGGAGAAAATTTAATATTTATAATTTTGGATATATCAAAATCGGTATAATCTTTATTTTTAAATATAAAACTTACATCTAAAAAGTTTTCTAATATGTATAACATAATAACTGTTTTTTCTTCTATTTTTATAACATTTTGTGCTGATTTTACTTTTTGTATTTTCTTAAGATTTTTAAAAAAGGTTGGATTTGATAATAACATTTCATTTTTTACTGTAAACATTTCATTTAAAATATTAGTTAATTTTCTTCTCTCTGCTATATTTTTACCTTTTAATGATACATTAGTTGCTTGATCTCTTATCAATAATCTTAATTTACTTACTAATCCAGACTGTTCTTCATCTGGTAATGTATTTATTTTATTAATTAATATAGCCTGATTTAAATAATCAAATGCATCATAATAGGTGTCTTTTACTTGTAATTTACTTTTTGGTTTACTATTGTTATTCCATGTTAACATATTTTTATCCATTGTAGTACCAACTTTTTTATCATTTAAATCAAATACTTCTCCATTTTTCATTACATAATCGTTGCCATCTATTACAACTTCTGATATTTCTAATTTTACATTTTTATTTAATTTACTTACATTTTCTTCTAATTCTTCCTCTTCTTCTTCCAATGTCTCTAATTCTTCTAAATCACTAATTAAATCTGGTGTATTATAATACACATCAAATAATAATAAACTGCCATCTTTAAACTTTGTTAAATCATATATTTCTGGGGTTTCTTCTAATAAATTTATTTCTTTTTCATATACACCTAATTTAGCAACAACCTTTTCATTTTTAATTGCGTATACATAAAAAAATTTATATTTTGGATTAACTTCTCTACTTTTGCCTGGTGCAATAATTACATTTTTTCCAAATATTTTTATTTTATATAAATCTGTTTCAACTTCATTATCCTCATTATCTAATGTATTTATTAGTGACTTATATACTTTATCTGCTATTAAATTAGATCTAACACTACTTTCTTTATCCATAATATATAAATTAAAGTAATATTTTTAATTACATTCTTTAATAATATCTATTATATCCATGCATTTGAAATTAATTTTTTTAGATATATTTAAATTTTTTATTTGAATAATATTATTATATATTGTTTCCATATTATTATGAAAAATTAAATATTCAATGCATTCTTTAATAATAATGTGTATATTATTAATATATTCTTCATTTTGTTCTGTTGTACATGTATTTAATAATAATTCATTTTGCATCTTTAAACATAATTCAACTATATTATCAAGAGGACAAATATTATGTTTCATTAAATTTATAAAAAAGGTTAAACTTGATTTTAAATATTCAACTCGTTTAATATATAAACAATAATCATCATAGTTTACATTAGGATCTACATAATTTAAATTATATATGCCCTGAGTATGTATGTCAAATCTGTCTTGAAATATATTAAAAAATTCATTTTTTATATTAATTAATTCAAAATATAATTTAGAAAATATAACTGAATAAAAAATGTTTGAACTTGCAATTTTAAATATTAATTCAGTAATTTTTTTAATTTCTTCTAAACTATTAATATTTTTTACTATTTCAAATAATTCAGGTTTTAATTTTTCATAATTTTTATCACTTAATTTATTTAATATTTTAAATATTTGTGATATATCATCTTGTTTATTTATTGTAGTTTTTTTTAGTATTTCTATTACTGGTATATTTAATTGTTTTTTTAAATTATTTATTATCTGTAGAGTTTTATCATCTAATTTAATTTTAGATTTATCTAATTTTATAGATATATCTATAATTTTATCATAACTATAAATCATTATATTATAATTATGTTTATTTTTTATATTCATTCGTTATTTATAAAAATATAAATTAATATCTATGTTATATGTTGGAGGAAGCATTAAATAAATTTTATGAAACTACAGAAAATAATATTGTAGACTATGATGATAAATATTTTAAATTACCAATTGAATATGTAGAACATAGAGAGATAAATGAAATTATAAAGGAAGATATAGAACTTGTAAAAGGTGATAAACACATTTATAATCATATTATGTCTGAGTCGATCCTAAATAATAAATGGTCGTCTAATTATACAACTAATAAACAATTTATAAAAGACACTCAGCTTCATATTAAATATTATTTACCTGAAAATAAAAAAGAAACTATGTATAGTGAATATAAAGTATTTAAAGAAGAAACTAACTTCCTTGATAAATATCAATATATGGGCATTCGAATACTTAAACCTTTAAATAATTATACATTGTTTTTGCATTTATTGGGATTTTTTAATTTGTCTAGTCCAGCATTGTCTTTACTCTCTCCTTTAATTGCATTAATATTACCATTTTTTATTTTTAAATTAAAAGGAGTGCCTATAACAATTGGTATATATTGTTCATTAATTAAAAAAATGATTATGGATAATAATTTTTTTAAAATATTTACTAATTTTACACAATTATCTGCACAACAAAAAATGTCTGGCATAGTCAGCATATTTTTTTATATTTTTCAAATTTATAATAATATAATTTCATGCATCAATTTTTATAATAATATGTATTCTATTTCAGACTTTTTATTTAAATATAAACAGCATTTAAAGGAAAGCATTCAATTATCAGAAAAAATACAAAATTCTATAAAAAAATATGAAACATATACAGAATTTTATAATACTATTGAAGGACATAAATATAATATGACCAAATTATTGTCTAAACTTGAATTATTATTACCATATAATAATGTAGTTGCTAAGTTAAGTCAACTTGGAATATATATGAAATTATATTATGAAATTTATAATACACCTGATATACATGATACATTTATGTATTCCATTTTTTTAAATCAATATGATGCAGATATTAGCTGTTTACATAATCTGGTTAAAAGTAAAAAACTTAATAAATGCAAATTTGGAAGTATTACTAAAATTAATAAAATGTATTATTTGCCTCTTATTGGAGAAACACCTATTAAAAATAATATTGATTTAGAGAAAAATATTATAATAACTGGTCCAAATGCTTCCGGAAAAACAACTATATTAAAATCATTATTAATAAATATATTATTGAGTCAACAAATTGGGTATGGATGCTATTCATCTGCAAAAATTAAATGTTATGACAATTTCCATTCATATTTAAATATACCAGATACTTCTGGGAGAGATAGTTTATTTCAAGCAGAAGCTAGGAGATGTAAAGATATTCTTGAGACAATTACAGAAAATAATAATGAAAATCATTTTTGTATTTTTGATGAAATTTATTCTGGTACAAATCCAAATGATGCCGTATTATGTGCTAATATTTATTTGAAAGGAATGAATTATTATAAAAAATCTGTTGATTATGCGTTAACTACCCATTATATACAATTATGTGAAAAATTTAATGATGATAAAATTCTTAAAAATCTAAAAATGAATGTGAATGCGTCAGAAGATAACATTACCTATTTATATGAATTAGTTTCTGGAATTTCTTATGTTCATGGTGGTAAACATATTTTAAAAAATATGAATTATCCAGAATATTTATTTAAATTATAAGTATATCATCAATTATTTTTTTTATATCGCCATTATCTCTCATTTGTTTTAAATTAATAGTAGTTTTTTTAATTATTTCTACATTTGCAAAACATTCAATATTTTCACATTGTGAAATATGATGAAGACCATTTATATTTGTAACACTAGTTTCTCCATACAATACATATTTTGTATTATTATTTATAATGGGTTTTAAATTTGAATAATCTACATTTATAGGATTTATAAGTATTGTTTGAGGAATAAAACTAATAACATTAGTTACATTATTACATAAAGAACCAAATAAAATAGATGCATAACCACCTGCAGATACGCCCATAAATATTATTTTTTTATAATCTCCATCATTAATTATTGTATTTAGATATATAACTGTATCATTAATATTATTAGTAATATCCTTTATTCCTTTGTGATACCAACATTGATGTTTATCTATAAAAAAAACTAAATCAACATTAGTTGTATAAGTTGAAGATAAATAATTTAAAAATTCAAAAGGAAGTATTCCTCCAAATTGTAATGATATTCCACCAAAGCAAATAATTAAATTTTTATTTCCATTAACTATTTTATATTCACTTTTATCCATATAATTATCAATAATATTTTATTTAATTAATATAATGTATGTTTCCGTTACACAAGAAAATACAAATATTACTGAATTATTAAATTATTTATTTACTTTAATTGGAAGTAAAAGAAAATTGTATAGAAATAAACAACCTATTGTTAAAAGAAATATGATTTTTATTATTTCAAATAACGCTTATAGTGAAGAACCTTTATCTGTTGGATATACATCATTAAATTTTGTTGAAAATGTTATTTTACTATTAACTAAAAAAAATATTTTAAAATTTATGAGTTATAAACAAAGTATGATATTTATAAGAGTTGTTAAACAATATGTATTGCACTCAATATTACCGGATATAAAATTTGTATCAGAATTTAATATTAAAAGAATTATTAACAATAATGTAACTTATAATCAATCCATGATAACATTAAATAATATAGTAGAATTATTAATGAAAAAACATAATATTACAGATCAAGATATATTAAATAGTTGTCCAGATTATTCTAGCACAAAAGTAAAAGCATTTCCAGTTAACATAATTAAGCCAGAAAATTGGTATCCTATTAATAAAAGTAATAGTAAGCAAGTAAAAGCAAGACCAAATATAGCTCCTTCAGTAAGACCTTCTAAAAAAAATATTAGCGTAGTAAAAGGAAAAAGTTTGTCAAAACCTGTGCCAAAGAAACCTGCGCCAAGGAAACCTGTGCCAAGGAAATCTGTGCCAAAGAAATCTGCGCTAAAAACTGCATCAAGTGTTGAAACAAGAAAAACCCCATCAAATAATAAAAGAAAAACACATAATAGAATAAATAATAATTTAGAAACTAGAGCACAAATTATTAGAGAAAAATTAGCAAAACAACCACAAAAATCTATATTAAACAGTAAAGGTATTGCAATATAAAAATAATATAATAATATAATGGCCTCAAATGAACCTATTACAGAAGAAAATACAGATATTCCAGAATTTATAGAGTATATGTTTAGTTTAATTGGAAGTAAAAGAAAAACATATAGATATCATAAACAACCAATTTATAAGAGAGATATGATATTTATAAATTTAGATGATAATGCATATATACAGAAATATGAAGAACCTGCGTTAGCTGGAGTAAATTATACATCATTAAATTTTGTTGAAAATGTTTTATATACGTTAAAAACAAAATACATTTTAAAATTTATGAATCTTGAACAAAGTATACGATTTATAAGAATTATGAAATCATATGTATTTAATTCAATATTTAATAATATATTATTTATATCAACATTTGATATTAAAAAAAATATTAATGATGATCCAGTTTATGAAAAATACATGAAACGATTAAAACAATTAATAGAATTATTGATGCAAAAGCATAATATTACAGAAGAAGACATATTAAATGATGCACCCAATTATTCTAGTAAAAAATTAAAAATAGTTACAATTGAAAAGTCTGCGTTAAAACCTGAAACAAAACGTAGAAGTGTATCAAAGAATGAGACAAAATCTGTAGAAAAGCCAGAAAAAAAAAGCAAAAGTCTTACAAAGTCAAAGCCTTTGTCAAAACCAACAGAAGAGAAAAAAAGTAAAAAACCATCAAATAATAAAACAAAGGTGCATAATAGAATAAATAATAATTTAGAAACTAGAGCAAAATTTATTAGAGAGAAATTAGCAAAACAACCGCAAAAAAGTATATTAAAAAAACAAGGTACTGCAATATAATATTTATATTATATAATGACTAGTTTACAAAAAAAAGAAAAAAAAGAAAAATATAAAGAAGCAATTGATGGTTGGTTTCAATATATTGGTCAAAGATATGATAAATCTTTACCGATGACTTATATTTTTGAAGATGAAACAAAATATGTAGAACCACTTCATACGTTTACATCATTGAATTTTGTAATAAAAATATTAGAAAAAATACCAGAAAAATACTATATAAAACTGTTATCTAAAGATAAAAGGAAAGCAATTGTATTTATAAGAGTAGTAGAACAATACTTAACTAGAACGCGTAATGTTAATATTGAATTTGTGGACCCACCAAATATACCACTTAAATATTCACAATCAGAAGAAGGTATGTGGGGTAATCATAGTATTACTTTAATTCAAAATGTTAAACAAATTGTAGATAATTTAAATTTAACTGAAGAAGATATTCAAGCAAATGAAGGTTATTTTAATACAAATAGTCCTCAATATGAAGCAAATTATGAAAGCAAAAATAGTTATGATAATTATGTAGAAAATGAAAATGGATTAACAAAAGAGCGTAGAGATGAATTAGTTGATTTTATTGATGGTTTAAAACGCGGAATGAAAGAATTAGATGATGAAGATAGATTGCGGATGGAAGATATGCTAAAAACTGTTAAGATTCTCAATAAACCAGAAAAAGATGCAGAAGCTCGAGCAAAAGTAAAAGAATTAATGGATAGAACTTTAGATGGTGCAATATACGATTATAAAGCATTTTATAAAAGAGGTCCTCTAGGTAAATATCCTGATTATACCAAACAAATATTAGAAGGATTTATGTATAAATTACTTAATATAAGAGGCCCCATTTATATTAATAATACACAACAACCTGCAAAATTAACTATACAAAATATGCTTGCGTATAGATTAAGACATGCAGATAATGAACAGGATCGTTTAACAGATCTTCATATAAAAAAGTTCCCTCCCAAACAGAGAATTCTTGTAAGAAAATATATAGCACAACAATTAAGAAATAAACGCCCAATTCAAAATATATTGAAAAATAATTATACACGATTTTTAGTTAAACAAAGTAATGTAAAACAAAGTAATAATACAAGAGGAAAACCTGTTGCAAAAGTAATTCCTATTCCAAGAGGAAAACCTGTTCCAAAGAGAACAACTAAAAATATAGAAGAACAAAGAAGAAGAAACCAACAAGAGATTCAAATGAAACAAGCTCAAATGAAAGATGCTGAAATGAAACAAAAACAAGCAAAAAATACTAAAAAAAATCCTGTTCCAAGAGCAAGAAAAACTATTCCAAAAATAACTGCTAAAAATATATAAAAATAATCTCCACGAGTTAAAACACAAAATTAAAATAATATTTTATATATTTATATGGTTGAGTTTTATTCAAAAACTAAATATGTATCTTCAATAAATGGAAAATTAAGAAAAAAGTTACATGTAGAAATGGTTAAAAATAATAAAGGTATACATATAGTTGGGTATAATGATAATAAAAAAATTAATAAAACTATAACATTTTTAAAACCGAATGGATTATCTAATTCGTACGGATTATCTAAACCATGCAATATGAATAACTCTGTAAAAACAAATAACTCTGTACAAATGAATAACCCTGTAAAACTTAAAAGTAAAAAAAGAAAAAATACAAAGAAAAAAGCAACTGCTAAAAAGAAAACAACCAAATAATATGTAGTATTCGTTTAAAATAACTTAAATATTTATTAAGTTATTTTATTATATGTTTTCTACAATTTTAGACATTAGTAGTTTTTTTATTGGTATGTTAATTAATTTATTATTAATTGCATTAATTTGTTATTATTTTAAAAGGAAGTATGAAGCTTTAGAATTATCTCAAAATGAACAAGCAAAAATACTGTATAATTTAATTCAAAATCAAACTCCTAAACCATCATTTAATATTAATCAATTAATGACTAATACAAATTTAAAAAATTCGTGTTCTTTACCTAATTGTGTAGAAATTTGTTCAGATGATGAAACAACAGATAATAGCGATAATGAAAGTAGCGATAGTGACAATGAAAGTAGTGATGAACCTAAGAGCGAGGAAGTAAAAACATTATCGGTTAATACATTGTTAACTACTAATGTAGTTACAAGTAATGTAGAAACGGAAGAATTACATAACATTACTGTAACTAAATTAGAAGAAATAGATGATTTAACAAATAATGATGAGGTTGATTATAATAAACTCTCTATTAAACAATTAAAGGATATTTTATCAAAAAAAGGTATTAATAGCAATCATCGTATGAAAAAGAATGACCTAATTAGTTTAATTGAAAAGGGAAGTGTTGAAAAAGGTCTTGAAACACTTGATTTAAAAGATGAATTGTCTGAAGTTAATATCTAATTATATATTACATGAGTTGGGCAACTAATTATATTAATCCAAATAATTTAAATATTCCTTATCAAGGTATCGTTTCGGATGGTAAGTTATTTACTGATTATTCTCCATCAGCTGTAGTAAATAATAAAATTAAAGAATTAAATAATATCAAAACAAATGTAGAATATAAAAACTTTTTAACAAAAAATGCAACATCTATTATGAAAACTAATTTTAATAGTGCAGGTATAACTACAAATTTAGGAAATACTTATCCTTATACATTTAATGATATAAATGATACTAGAATACCACCTGGTTATGAATCAAATCAACCAAAAAATATGTATTTAACTAGAGAACAACTTATTTCAAATCAAGTGCGGCCATTATTAAAAAACAATTAATATAAAACATGTTTAAACATACATTATAGTACATAATATAATGTATATTAGTATAGATGTTGGTATTAAAAATTTGGCATTTGTAATATTTGATGAAAAAATAATTGAATGGAAAGTAATTGAATTATGTTCAACAAATGCAAATAAAGCTAATATTATTGATATTGGTACAAAAATGTTTAATATATTAAATGAATTAAATTACACATTTAAAGAAGCAATTATTGAAAATCAAATTGGTCCAAATGCAATACGCATGAAAGGATTACAAGGAATGATAACAATGTTTTTTATAAGTAAAAATGTTCCTGTAGTATATTGGAATGCAGCTAATAAATTAAAACGATTTATTAAAGAGAAAACTTCTTATACAGAGAGAAAAAAGTATAGTATTTTAATAACGCGACAAATAGTAGAACAATGTTATTGTGATCAATTAGAGTATTTTAATAGTCATAAAAAGAAAGATGATTTAGCAGACTGTTTTTTACAATTAATAGATTTTTTTTATAAGAGAGATATTAAAAATATTAATTATAATGAGTTAAATATAAAGTTATAGATTATTTATTATATAATATGGAAGAAATAAATTTAAATAAGTTTGATATGTCAGACATACCATCTGTAAATTTTGGAAGTGGTATAGAACTTCTTATGAATGATAAAAAAAAACAATCGAGTGGTAGTAATAATGGTGATAACATTTCTCTAGAAAATGAATTAAAGGAATTAGATGATTTAGGAATATCTGATCCTGCTCCAGAATTTAAACCATTTAAATTAGAAAAAAAAGATCAAATACCTATTTCTATTGGCAAGGATACAAAAAATATGGATACTTTTCATCAATCAAATGACGGATTTAAACATATTGATAATATTCCTTTAGAAGAAGCTTTTAAAAAAGTTGAAAAAAAATCAGAAGAAGAAATATTAAAAGAAAAATTTCAATTATTGCGCAAATTAAATGCATTAGAAGAAAAAGGGGTATCATTATCCAAACATTATACTATGGATTCATCATTAGATGAAATGAAGGGAGAGTATGAATATATTATTTCTGAAAAAGAGAAAAAAAATAGCATGGGGTTTCAAGCAAAAGTTCTTACTACATTAATTACTGGGTTAGAATTTTTAAATAATAGGTTTGATCCATTTGATATTAAATTAGATGGTTGGTCTGAACAAATTAATGAAAATATTGACGATTTTGATGAAATTTTTGAAGAACTTCATGCTAAATATAAATCAAAGGCAAAAATGGCACCTGAATTGCGTCTTATGTTTCAATTAGCTGGATCTGGTATGATGATTCATATGACAAATACTATGTTTAAGTCTGCAATTCCTGGTATGGATGATATTATGAGACAAAATCCTGATTTAATGAATCAATTTACTAAGGCTGCAGTAAACTCTATGGAAAATACTAATCCTGGATTATCTGGATTTATGAATGAGTTTCGAAGTAAACCAATGAGAGAAGAAATGCGCCCACAGCGCGAAGAAATGCGTCCACATCGTGAAGAAATGAGGGGACCCGATAATATTAATAGTATTTTAAGCGGACTAAATAAAAAGATTGATTTATCTAATCAAAATGAAAGTACTATAAGTATTGAAGAGATTGAAAATATGAGTAATATTCCTACTTCTAGGCGTAAGCGAAGAAGTGAAAAAAGTAGTATAATTATTGACGTATAAATAAAATATAAAGATTAATTTATGTATTTAATTAAATGTCTTCGCTCGAATTACTTAAAAACCAAATTGACATTATAAATACGCGCATCATATCTATGGAAGAAGAACTAGAAGACCGAAAAAAATCTATTCATGATCTTAATATAAAAAAAGAAGAAATTCAAAATAATTTAATTGATGAAGAATTAAAATATAATGAATTATTGAATAATTATAATTATTTATCAGATGTAAAACAAAATACAACTAATAATTATAACCAAATTTTAGATTCAGCTAATACGCTTTTGGATATTTTAAAGAATAAGTGCGACGGAATCTAAGTTTTTTACCTTTTTTAGTTTTTTTATATCCTCCTGAATATACATTATCACCCTTTAGTTCTCTTAATATAGTATAAAAACTTTGTTTTAGTGTTTGTTTTTTACCTTTACACTCTGATGCAAATAATAATCCAGTTGTATCTGTATCTAATTCTTTTGTTATATTTACAATAGCTAATGATATTGTTTTGTCTTTACTTTTTAATACATTATCTAATTCAGCAGGTAATTCTATTTTATTATTTGCAAATACACATGTTTTACTAGAACCTTTACATTTTAATTTATCTCTTTCATTAAATAACTCTCTAAAATGTTCTTGTATTAGAGTTTCTTTATTATCATCAAGTATTTTATAATATTTATAATTTGTAATTTTATAATTATCCGCCGATGCTTCTTCTTTCGCTTCATTTTTTATTTTATTTGTTTCTTTAATGTATACTAAACTATTATTTTCAAATAATATTTCACAAATATTTTTTTTTATTTTTTCTATAAAAATACTATTTTCTTGTATTTATAAATCAATATTATTTTTATAATTATCATAAATATAATTATTATATTTTAATAATAAATCATTATTATTATTAATATTAATAAATTCATAACCCAATCGTGTTTTTTCATTATATTTTTTTTCAGCTTTTAAAAAAGAAATTAAACTTTTTTTATCATATAAAGTATTTTTGTAATATTTTATATTAATATTATCTTTAAATGATAAATCTATCATTCTATGGTTAAAAAACTTATAAATTTCATATGAATTAATTGTTTTATAAAACACAATTGTTTTGTCTTTATCCCAAGTTTCGTATAAGTTATTTTCTATATTTTTATATTGAATTTTACCATAAATATATCTTATTTCAATTAATTTTGTTTTTTCTTCTATTTTATTTAAAGATTTTCCTTCTAACATAGCCTCTTCTATTTGATTTGCAATTTCTTTTTCTTCTGCTTCTTCTTGTGCTGTTTCTGCTGCTTCTTCTGTTGTTTTTTTATTTTTTTTTTGTGCATATCCTGGACTCTCTTTATAATATTTATTTTCAATAACAGATAATACAAATTTATATTGTTTTTTACTTTCATTTACAAGAGTGAAATGTCCTATTTGATTTTGTGTTGCAGATTTTAAAACATATAATATATTTTTATTAGGTATGATTTCATTTGTAATAATAGGACTATCAATATTATTAAATCTTAAGAATATATTAAATATAGATGTGTTAGATGAAACATTTAATTTTTTTTTATTTGCTTTGTCTAATCTAATTTGATAAAATAATTCAAGATTATTTAATAATATTCCTATGTTATTTTCAAAATTTCTATCTTTTATTTTTTCTTTAATGGCTGCACTTGTAATTGTATTTAATATTTTAATAATATATGCTTTATTTACATTAGATAAATTTTTGATTACAGTAGAATATCGCACAAATGATTGAGAATTTATTCTACTTGTTGAATAAAAATCATTTATAAGAGAATTTAAAATTTCTACATATTTTTTTTGTAATATAGATTTATAATAATCTATAAATAAATTATTATCTTTATCAACCATGTAAATTATATTTTTTATAGTCTTTACATTATCTTCTAGTCCACCAGGTTTTTTAATTGCATATTGTTTTATTTTTTCTTTTATTTCATTAATATTTTTAGTAAGTTGATCTTTATATACTTCTATAGTATCATCTATATTTTCAGGATATATATTTATATATACTATTTCATTATTATTATTGCTTAGATCTAATAGTATACCTTTATCAGTTGGATTTAATATTTGATTATAAAATTTAAAAATACTGTCATTATTTTTAATATATTGATTAAATGCTACATTATTTGATTTTGGAAAAATAAATAATGTATTTTTTTTATTTTTTATTAAATATTTTAAACTATTTTCAAATAATCTTTTAAATATAATATTTGTAAAAATATCAATGCCTAATGTTTCTTTATTTATAGTATTACCAGGAGATGGATTATCAAATACATTATTTATTCTGTCTTTTACTATATCACATTTATTAGATCTTTCTTTTTTTACACTACATTCTGTTATACCATCTTTTGTAGCTTTGTCTCCATCAAAAAAGCCATTCTCTATTAAATCTTTAAACTCAGAAGTATATATATCCATTGTTTCATAATATAATACGCTTGAATATCTATCTATATTTATATTTTGTTCTGATGTATATATTGTAGTAGTAGTCATTATATTATATAATTAAATAAAATTTTCTTTATAAAGTTTATTTTCTAATATGTCATCTTTTTCTTTATTTTTTTTTAATTTTCTTGCTGTTTTTAATATTTTTATTGCATCATTCACTTCTTTTTGTGTTACTCTATTTTCTTCCGTATCTAACACAATATTTAATTCTTTATATTGGTCAGGTATAATACAATACTGACTATGCTCATTAAATAAATAATCAGCAAATAAAATAAAAGCAATTGTTAATATAAGTGCTGTTACTATATCTCTTGTACCCATCCATAATATTGCAAAAATTAATATCTGTCTTCCTAATGAATATTTAATATAATTTTCTTGTGTTTTACTTAATTCAATCGATATATATTTAGAACCAATATTCATGACTAACATAATAATTCCAGCAAAAAACTTATTATCATTTAAAGTTTTTAATAGTGTTAAAAATTTGAAGACTTGCTTTTTTTTAGGTTTTGTCATATTTTAACTATATATTATAATTAAAATAAAAAAATATATTTATGTTATAAAGTATGGCATTTGCTTTTTATGCATCCCCTGTTGATTTTAAAACAAACCCGGAATTAGAAACTAAACTTAATATTGAAAAAAATAAAATAAATAAATCGATGATTACAGACATGAAAACAAGCTTAAATACTGCTCCTTCTAATATTGCAGAAATACATAGCAATTTAAAAGATCAAAATGAAAACGATCTTACCGATTTTTATAATAAAGAATTACAAATTGCACCAAAAGCGCCTATTAAGACTACCGACTATTTAATTATGAATGATACAAGCTTACCTGTTAAAAGCAGTAATCAAGAAATGTTATCAAAATTAAATAGTATTATTGAAATGTTTGAAGATCAAAAGGAAATTAAAAATGGACAAAAAAATGAAGAAATTGTTCTTTATTGTTTTTTAGGAATTTTTATTATTTATATAATGGATTCATTTGTAAGCATTGGAAAATATAGTCGATAACTTTATTTTTTTTGAAATAGGTGTAATTTTAAACCTTTATTATTTGGTACATCAAAAATTTTTATTAATTTAAATCCTGTTATTTTAGCATCTTCTTCTAAATTAGAAATATCTTTTAATTCTAATTTATTTGTCCTTTTATATCCTTGTTTATTAGTAAGTGTCTCTAATAACATATTATTTTTTAACTCTATTTTATAATCATAATTTAATGTTAAAAGTTTGCTTGGTTTTAAATTTTGTATTTGACTAATATGAAAATCAGTATTTATAGTTACAATTCCTAAATATCCTTTATGCACTAACCATTCATACATTGTATCTAAATACATGTCTAAATCTACTCTATATATTGTGAATAATGGACATATTATATGTGTGAATTTATTTTTTTGAAATATAGTTTTGTCTGTATATTCGCCATATATATAAAGATTATTAGGATATTTATATTTAGAAATTTTTACCATCTCTCTTGAATTATCTAATCCAGTAACTTCACATAAATTAGATAATAATTGTACATTGTGACCAGTTCTTGATCCAGTAATTAATACATTTGGATTTGATTCAAAATATTGATATACTATTTCTATAACTTCCTTTTCATAAGGTACTGTATGTATTAAATTATCATATAGTTTAGTATAAAAATTATTATATATTTTTTCATTTAAATAAGTTTTATATTCATTACTCATATCTTCAAATCCTTCCTTTTTAAAATAAGGAATTACAAAATATAATATTATTAATATTATCAATATGTATAATATCATTTGTATAATATATTATTTTTTTTTAATACTTTAATATTAATGGAAATTGTCGATAGTAGAGTAAATTTTCAATCAACTACATTTACTAATTATAAAAAATCACATGTTATTAAAGAACTAACTAAATGTATGTATCATCAAAAATTAGATGAAGCTTTTGTATGGACTGCTGATCTATTGTGTAGCGGACACATTATTGATTTATGGAATATTTATATTCAATTTATTTGCAAATATATACATATTCATAATCCAAAACTGCCCATTTTTTTATACAAAAAATTTGAAGAATTTAAAGTAATTGCTAATAAAACACCTGATTTTAAATTAAGAAATAATAAAGAAATACGACTTATTTTTTTTACAATAACAGCCGTTTTAACTAATTGCAATAAAGACAGCATTTTAGATTTCGATAATTTAAAATTTGATTTAAAATTAGATATATTTGCTAATTTAAAAGCACCCAATATTCAATATGCTCAACCTTATTTTAAGGCGGGTGATCCAAAAGAATATTTTATATCATTAAATGAATTAACATACCATTTAAAAGATACAAAAAATAAAATGGATATTTTATATTGGCTTGAATGGATACTTGAATATGAACAAACTTCTATTAAAAAAAAGAAAATAATTGGATGTATACAGAGAGATTTTGCACCAAATACAAATATTATATGGTTAGTATGGGAAATATTATTATCTTGTAAAAAAGGTCCTATATTAGATAAAGTAATTGATTCAATATTTAGTTTATTTAAAATAAAATATACGCCCGCATGTAATAAAAAAAAGAAAGGATTATTACATTTAGCTATTATGTTTATTATAAGTGATATAGATTATCAAAAAAAATTAGTAGAAAATGTAGGTATTTTTAATAATCTTGAAAAAAACATATTAACAACTTTTGAACAAATTAAAAAAAATGAAATATAATATAATTTATATATAATAATGCCTACTATAGCTAATGAATATAAAGAAATGTATGGAAATAAACAACCATTCGGTAATGCTAATATGGCACCTAATAATTTATTAAAAAAAATAGTTCCTAATCAAGAATTTAATAATAATGTTACAAGTAATTATAATAAAAATTTAAATAAACCATTAACTGAAGATATTAACCCTAGTAACAGCGAATTTCCTTATTTTTTTATGTTTATGGCTATGTTATTTTTAGGAATAGGAATATTGATGTATTATTATAAAGATAAAATTTATAATTTATACGAAGAACTAATAAAACCAAAAATAGAAGAAGAACCTCCTATTAAACAAGATGTTTTGCCTGAAAAAATAGAGTCTAAACAAATTGCTGAAAAAGAGCCAGATAAACCTCCAGAAAAAAATATAAAAGAAAAAGAAAAAGAACAAAATGAAAAAAATAAAAAAATAAAAGAAGGTGGTCTTAATGAATTAAATAAAAAATTAAATGCTAACTATAGTCAAGATCAAATAGTCAAGGAAAATAGTTATTGTTATATTGGATATGAAAATGGACAGAGAGAATGTACTAATGTATTTGATGGAGATATTTGTATGAGTGGTGAAATATTTCCTAAAATGGATATATGTATTAATCCACGATTAAGAGCCTAAATTGTATTATTTTGTGTTAAAGGAACTTTAATATCATTAAATAACATTGTTTTATAGTCTCCTCTTATTCCACTATTTGAGCTGGGAGTTACTACTATTGGACATGTATCTTCATTTGTAGTTCTTTTTGCTATACGATAATTAATAAATGTCTGACTATATGAATTGGTTACTGTTTTTATTACCTGTGAATAATTTTGTTTCTTAGTGTTAAAAGTTGTATTTGTTGATCCATTTTTATATTGTAATATTTCTGCTTTTCTACGCATTTGCATTTGATAATATGAGTTTTCATTAAAATTTATATTATTTCCAGTTAATCTTCCATCAATTGTGTCTATTTGTACTCCTGGAACTCTAAGTATACCAGAACATTTATTATTTATTCGAAATGTTACTGTAGGCATATTATATTATAAATATATAATATACTACTTATATGTCATTATTTCATTAATTCTGCTAGACCATGATCTGTATTTTTATCCATGACAATATTATCTCCTTCAAATAGCTCTTTCTTAATCTCATCAATTGTTGCATTTACTCCTAAATTTTTTTCGTGTGTGTTCATGTTTTCAATACTTACAAGTTCTCCCTTTTCATTAATCGTTTGTGTTAATTTGTTATTTGTTTGTCGTGCTTTTTCAATGTTTTCCTGGATTGCGGCTACCTTTGCTTCTTTTACGCGCTTATCAAACTCTACCTTTGCCTTATCATCATTCTTCTTCTTTTCATGCATTAGCTCATTGAGTTCCTTCTCTAAATATTGTACATTTCCTGTCTTATATGCTTCTGGATGGAATGGAATCCAAATACCAACTGGGCCAACATATACATCATGATTTGGATCAATTTCTCGCAACATTTTACAGCGTAGTTCTGCCTCTTGTTGTGTTGGAAATACACCACGAACCTTTAATCCTCTTACCGAGGTTTGGCATTTATTTTTGTTTGAATATTCTCTTTCAAGTCTCTCTTCATTATTATCAATAAATGTTTTATAATCATCCTCGCATGTTGTAGATAATTTAGGACGCTCTGCCTCTACAAACTGTTTATATTCCTCCATTAATTCATCGCTTTTAATATTATACTTATAGGAGAGATAATTATTAAATTGGACAAATTTTTCCATCGACTTATTAAAATTATATTCTTTAAGAAATGATTCAAAAAAAAAGGTATTTTTATTTTTAATCTCATATTCAGGTGATACAAAAGATAAGCATGCAAACTTTTGCTCTGCAATTGGCTTATCTTCATCTAATAAATCAACAAGTTTAGACATAATAGTTAATAATATTTAAATTATTTATATATTTTTTTCTCTTTATTAATATATGTTAAATTTTCAAGAAGTTTTAAAGCGAGTTATTAAATATCTTGTAGAAGGTTTGATGGTTGCAATTGCCTGCTATGCAATCCCTAAACAGTCGCTTGCTTTAGAAGAAATTGGTTTATTGGCTTTAGTTGCTGCTGCAACCTTTAGCATTTTAGACACATATATTCCTACTATGGGGGCAAATGCTCGTACTGGTGCCGGCTTTGGTATTGGTGCCAATCTAGTAGGGTTCCCTGGTGGTCTTTAAGCGATCGGGTGGCCTTTAAACAATAAATAGTCTTTAAGAAATCGGGTGGTCTTTTAAGCAATCGGGTGGTCTTTTAAGCAATCGGGTGGTCTTTAAGAAATATTTATCATTTAAGTAATTTAAATTAATAATATTATATTAATATGCAAAATATAATATTAGGAAAATTAATTGATAAGAGAATATTAGCGACTATTTATGAATGTACATTAAATAAAAAAAAGTATATTGCAAAAATAGAACATGTTACAAAAAATGATAAAGATACTGAACATAATCTTGTAAAAAAAGAAATAAACTTTTCATTAAAATTTGGAAATAAATATCCTGATCATTTTATGGTTTTAATTGACCATTATTTTGAAGATAATTGCAATGTAATTAAGGTTGACTGGGACATAAATAATCCACCAAAACTATGGAGAAAAAAACTTGTAAATGAATATACCACGATTATAAATGAAAAAATATGCCTTTATAAAATTTATACAAAAATGGATGTAATATTAAATAATGTTTTAAAAAATTTAACACATAATCAAATATATTCTATGTTATTACAAGTGTCATATTCAATAAAATTATTACATTCACATGACTATATACATGGTGATTTGCATTGTGGTAATGTTGGTGCAATAAAAACATTAAAACGAGCAACTATTAAACTTGGTTCACATACTATACCAACCTATGGTTATCAATGGAAACTTATAGATTTTGGATTAACATTACATAAAAAAGATATATTAACAAAGGATGATAAGGAGAGATATAAAAAGGAAACAGATGTTATGTATGACGAAGGATTATTTTATTCTTTAACCACATATATTCAAGAGAATAGTGACTCATTTAATAAAAAATTTAAAGAATTAAAAAAAACAGATGAATTTAAAATTATTAATGAAATACACTCTAGAAATTCAACTATACAAGAAGCATTATATATGACATTATTTCCAGATAAATATATTAAAATATTTAATGGAACTCTTTTATTAAACGAATTACTTCCTATTCCTGATTTAATATTTTTTGCTAAAAATGGAATGCATAGTGATGCAACATTTCAGTATTTATTAGAAAAGCTTAATACTAAATAATACGGTTTAAATGTATTTTAATAAAATTAAATATGACACTTAAATATGGCGAACTTACGATTATATACAATAATAATCTAGAAACTGTTGTTAATACATTTTTTAGTTGGTTAAATAATGAAGAATTAAAAAAAGAACCAACTAAATATATCTTTTTATTTGATGACGGAATTATTTATGATGAAACTACTATTAAAGATTTTAATTTTGAATTTTTAAATAGTTGTTTAAATTTAATGCCAGCTTATTTTCATAGAGAAAAATTTGTTAGGATATATTTTCGTAAAGGTAATAAAGAAATAAAAACAGAAAAAACAGATTTTGATAATTTATTTATGTCATATCCAAAATATGACTCTTCTGTACACATAAAATCTGTATATAATGAAATTTATTATTGTCATAAAAATTTAGAAAAGAAATATGTATTTTGTATTAAACGCATACCATCTACTGATCATATGCCAAGATTTCAATTTGCATATGATACTACTGAATTTACAAAAGAAGAAGTTTCTTATATAATACATCATATTTTTAATGAGTGTATTAAATAGTCGGTATATAATCCCAATCTAGGTCAGCGCATATTTTTTTCCATATTTCATCTTGTTCCACTTTTTTTTGATCTTTTAACATAGGAAAGTGTTCTAAATATTGGTGTTCACCCAATAATTCACATAATTTATAAAGTGTATAATAATAATTTAAAAAATTTACTCTATAATTAGGACAATATTTAGAATAAGGTAGTTGTATATCCATAAATAAATTACATAATGTATCTTCTAATTGTGGTGTCATAACGGGTGGCTTTATACCTAATTTGTCTTTAATAAACGGTATATGTTCATAATATTTATTATATCCAAGTTTTTTTAAAATATCCTTTGTTTTTTTATTTGTTAATTCATTTAGGGATATTCTTTCTTTCTTTATTTGATTACTAATATTTTCTATAACATCTTTAGGAATATCGGTTGACTCTTTAGCTTGAAATTGAGATAATATTTCCCTGAAATGATTAATCCTTTTATATGCATAAAAAGATATTTCTTTAGGAGGTTCTTTATAAGATGGTTTATCATTATCTACTAAATATTGGTCTGTTGCAAAACAATTATTGCATAATATTACACCTTCATGGACTACTTTGATTAATTCTCCTTCTTTACAATTTGTACATATATTTTTATTATATTCATATTCTTTTATTGGTATACACTCAAATTTGTTTTTTTTTAAATATTCTTTTAT